TACGCACGATGCGCAAATGCAAAACCTGCGGAGGACCTAATGTCGGAACAGCCGAGCACAACCGGGCCGGGTTCTGCGACCGAGCCTGCGAGCGACGATATTCTGGACGACTGGACTCTGGGGGCGGCGCTGCGCCAAATACAGGAATTACGAAATCGTTTGTCGAGGATGGAAAACCGGTTCAGGATGATCGGGGAGTTGAGCGAGAATTTGGGCAGCCAGCCGACGCGAGACTTGGAGAGCCGTGCCCCACCTGCGGGCGCCCCATCCCCATGTCCAACGCCGAGCGGCAGCGGCGGTACCGGGAGCGCTTGAGAGCGATGCCGACTAATGTCCCACTATGAAAAAGACGGCGGGGTGCTGATGAAGCGGCGATACACGATGAAGCTCTATCCACGCGCGGCCCAGGCCGAGGCGATCGATCTCCGCGAGCGCGTCTTCCTTGCCGACACGAATATCCCCCAGATACCCCACCAAAGCACCGCAACCGACGCCGAAGCGGCGTGACCAACCACCCGGGCACGGAAAACCAAAGGACGGCGCTTGAAAGACCAACCAACCGCACAAGCCTTCGACCCCTACCCCGAAACCCCCGACGCCATCGTCTTCGCGCCGTTATGGATGCTGGTCCACACCAACCCGCAGCGCGAGGCCCAGGTGATGACGAAGCTGATGGCGCTGAGATTCGAGGTCTTCCTACCCCTCGCCCGCAATCGACCTGGCGACCCCGACCGGCCTTTGTTCCCGCGGTATCTGTTCGTCGACGTCGAGCGGCCGGACCGCATCAGCGGCGTCACGAATTGCGAGCATGTCAGCAGCGTTCTCCGCGGCGCTGGCGGCGAGTTCTACTGCGTGCGGGAGGATGCCGTCGCGGATCTGCGCGACCAATGCGCGGCGGGGATTGTCCTGACCCGGACCAAGGAGATCAAGATCGGCGAGACGGTCATCATCCCATCGGGGCCGCTCGAGGGCCGCACGGGCGAGGTCCGGTGGGTCCGGTCAGACCTAGTGGGCGGGGTGCTCCAGATCATGGGTCGCGCGGCACCGTTTTCAATCCGGCGGGATCTGTTGGAGGCTTGACACGTCCCGAAAAACCCGCCATACCTCCATCACGCCGCCACGGGAACCGGGTTCTCGAAACCCCGTTCCTTGCGGACGCTATCGAACGCCGCACGCCGCGGCGGGTCGATCTCCGACCGGCAGAAACACCCTGACGCGCCATCCGGCGAGCCCTTGTTGGGCTCCAGCCTGGCACATCGCCGTGGCGATCGCGCGGGCGTCTCCCGGCAGTAGCGACGATATCGTCAGGTTCAGCGTGCGCACGCCCACCCGGTATTCGGTGGCGTATCCGGTGTCGACGATGGCCCGGCCCAAGGTGTCGGCGCGGTCGTAGTCGCTGGCCCAGGCGGGGGCGGCGAGAAGGAGCAGGGCGGCAATCATCCATTTCATGTGGCCATGAAAACAGAAAATCGCCCGCTCAGCAAGATCAAGCCCTACAAGGGCAACCCTCGAAAGATCACGGATGCTGCGGTCGAGAAGGTCGCGGCGTCGATAAGGGAATTCGGGTTTCAGCAGCCGATCGTTCTCGACAAGGATGGCGTGATCATCGTCGGCCACACACGCTATCTGGCGGCGAAGAGCCTTGGCCTCGATTCGGCGCCATGCGTGGTCGCGGTCGATCTGACCGCGAAACAGGCAAGGGCGTATAGGATTGCGGACAATCGGACGGGCGAACAGGCGAAGTGGGACGATGATCTGCTATCGTTTGAGATCAAAGGGCTCGAGGATTTCGATCTCGGCCTGACGGGCTTCGATCCGGCCGAGATCAACAAGCTGCTGACAGGCACCGGCGGCGACGAAGACGATGTGCCGGAACCGGATTCCACATCTGTCGTCACCTCGCCGTCCGATATCTGGCTGCTGGGCCGGCATAGGCTGATCTGCGGCGACTCGACGGACGCGGGCACGGTTGCCAAGTGCCTGAACGGCGTGGTGCCGCATCTGATGGTGACCGATCCGCCTTATGGGGTGGAGTATGATGCGACGTGGCGCGGCAAGGCTGGACACGCCACGATGGGTAAGAATAGGACGGGCATTGTTGAGAATGATACACGGGCCGATTGGCGTGATGCGTGGGCGCTGTTTCCTGGCGCCATAGCCTATGTGTGGCATGGAGGGTTACAATCGCCTGTCGTGGCTGAAAGCCTTACTGCGTGCGGGTTTACGTTGCGCTCGCAGATCATCTGGAACAAGTCAGTAATGGTAATGGGGCGCGGTGACTATCACTGGAAACATGAGCCGTGCTGGTATGCTGTCAAGGACGCCGGACATTGGGTTGGCGACCGCAAGCAAACAACCGTCTGGGACTTTGCCAGCCCGTTGCATATCATGGGCGGCAGCAAGGAAGAGAAAACGCCGCACCCAACTCAGAAGCCCGTCGAATGCATGAAACGCCCCATAGAGAACAATTCAAGCCCCGGCCAAGCCGTATACGAACCGTTCAGCGGCTCGGGAACCACCATCATCGCCGCTGAAATGACGGGCAGGTCCTGCCACGCGATAGAGATCAACCCCGCCTATGTGGATGTGGCTGTCGCCCGCTGGCAGAATTTCACTGGACGAAAGGCAATACGAGAATCCGATGGCAGGACGTTCGACGAAGCCAAAACAGACGGCGAAAAAGCGGCCTAAAAACCCACGGGAAGACAAGGCCGATATCGATATCGACGAGTTCGAAAAACTCGCCGCGCTTCAATGTACCCAGCAGGAAATCGCGGCGTTCTTCAGGGTCTGCCGCAAGACAATCGTCCGCCGTCTGAAGGAGCCCGAATACCGCATGGCGTTCGAGCGCGGGCAGGCGGCCGGACTTATCAGCCTTCGCCGCAAGCAGTTCCAGCAGGCCGAGTCGAGCGCCTCGATGGCGATCTTCCTCGGCAAGCAATATCTGGGCCAGCGCGATTTCCAAGCGATCCGCGTGACAGGCCCCGGTGGTGGTCCCATCCAACATGTCGATCTTACCAAGCTCACCGACGCGGAGCTATCGCACCTGGAGGTCATCCTCTCCCGAATTGCCGTTGCCCAGTCTGGACCAGGTTCGGGCGGAGAAGGCGAGGCGTGAGGGGCGGCGCGAGCTTGCCGAGCTGGACCAGCGGGCTGACGCGGTCCGCGAGCGCTGTCGGTCGTTCCACGGATTCGTCCGCGAGGCGTGGCACGTCCTGGAACCCGCGCAGCCGTTCGTCGACGGATGGCATGTCGGGGCGCTGACCGGGCATTACGAAGCCGTCCATAACGGGCGGATCAACCGGCTGCTGGCCAATGTCCCGCCCGGCACATCGAAGTCGTTGCTCTATTCCGTCATGGGGCCCGCCTGGGAATGGGGGCCGATGGGATGCCCGGATCTCCGCTTCTTGACGACGTCCTACAGCGAGGCCTACGCCAAGCGGGATTCGCGCCGGATGCGCGACCTCGTCAGCAGCGAGTGGTACCAGCGGCTGTGGCCCGATGTGAAGCTGACGCGGGTCGCCGAGATGTCGTTCGGCAACACCGCCGGCGGGTTCCGCGAGGCGGTGCCGTTCGCGCGGCTGACTGGCGGGCGCGGCGACCGGGTCATCATCGACGACCCGCATTCGACGGAACAGGCGGAATCGGAGGCCGAACGCAAGCGGGCCATACGCATCTTCCGCGAATCGGTGCCGTCGCGGCTGAACGACCCCATTCGCTCGGCGATCATCGCCATCATGCAGCGGCTGCACGCGGGCGACGTCTCGGGCGTCGCGCTGTCCCAGGGCCTCGGCTACACGCACCTTATGCTGCCGATGGAATTCGAGATCGACCGGCGCTGCGAGACCGAGATCGGGTTCCGCGACCCCCGGACCTACGAGGGCGAATTGCTGTGCCCGGAGCGCTGGCCTCCCGAGGTCATCGAACGCGACCGCGCCGTCATGGGCTCGTATGCCTGGGCCGGACAGATGCAGCAGCGGCCCGCGCCGCGCGAGGGCGGCATGTTCAAGATAGAGCGTCTCGGCATCGTCTCGGCCGCGCCCGCCGGCATCGTCTGGTGCCGGGGCTGGGATCTGGCGGCCTCGAAGGACCAGGGGTCGTGGACGGTGGGCGCCAAGATCGGGCGCGCGCCGAGCGGGCTGTTCTTCGTCGAGGACGTGGTGCGGCTGCGCGGTTCGGCCGGCGAGGTCGAATCCGCCATTCTCAACACCGCCGCCCGCGATGGCGCGGAGCCGCTGGTCAGCCTGCCGCAGGACCCGGGGCAGGCGGGGAAGGCGCAGGCGCAGTACCTGGTCTCGCGTCTCGCCGGCTATCGGGTCAAGGCGACGCCGGAGACGGGCGACAAGGCGACCCGCGCCGAGCCCTACGCGGCCCAGGTCGAAGCGGGCAACGTCGCGCTGGTGCGCGGTAAATGGAACGAAGTCTATTTGGAGGAATTGGGGTTGTTTCCGGGAGGCGAACATAACGATCAGGTCGACGCCTCTAGCAGGGCGTTCACGGAGATCGTCCGCTCGAATTCCGGGCCCAGGGTGTTCTAATGTGGCCGTTCAAGCGGCACGAGGAAAAGGCGTCGGCCGTCGGCCCGCTGATCTTTGTCGGAGGCGGCGCGGCGAAGTGGTCGAATCGCGACTACCGGGCTTTCGCCGACCAGGGCTACCGCAAGAATCTCGTGGCCTACCGCGCGATCTCGATCGTCGCCCGCGCCGTGGCCTCGGTGCCGTGGGTGCTGTTCCGGCGCGAGACCGAGATCGGCGAGCACCCGCTCTTGGACCTGCTGACGCGACCCAACCCGATGATGGGCGGCTCGGAGTTTTTCGAGGCGGTGACCGCGTTCCACCAGATCGCAGGCAACTCCTATGTCGAGGCCTCCGGCTCGACCCGCGCCGCGCCGTCGGAACTGTACCCGCTGCGCCCGGACCGGGTGTTCATCGAGGCGGGCAAGACAGGCTTCCCCGCCAAGTACACCTACCGCGCGGCTGGCGGCGAGTTTTCGTGGGACGTGGACCAGCTCACTGGCACGTCGGCTGTACTCCACCTCAAGGCGTTCAACCCGCTCGACGACTGGTACGGCATGTCGCCTATCGAGGCCGCTTCGTGGTCGATCGACATTCGCAACGAAACGGATCGCTGGAACAAGGCGTTGGTGCAGCACGACGCCCGGCCCGCCGGCGCGTTCATTCCGATGGCCAAGGACGGCATGGTGGGCACCATCACCGACCAACAGGCGATACAGCTGCGCGAGGACATCGACACGTTCTACGCCGGGGCCAGCAACGCCGGCCGCCCCATGATCCTGACCAGCGCGATGGATTACAAGCAGATGTCCATCAACCCGAAGGACATGGACTGGATCAACGCCAAGCACACGACGGCGACCGACATCGCCCAGGCGTTCGGCGTGCCGCCGCAGATCCTCGGCATTCCCGGATCGCAGACATTCGCCAACATGGAGCAGGCGCGGCTGTTCATGTGGGAGGACACGGTGATCCCGCTGCTGGGACACCTTCGCTCGGCCCTCAACACCTGGCTGGTGCCGCAATTCGATGACACCTTGCGCTTGGACAACGATCTCGACCAGGTGCCCGCGCTCGGCGAGCGCCGCCGGCAGCATTTCGAGATGCTGGAACGGTCCGACTACCTGACCATCAATGAGAAGCGCGTGGCCACCGGCTACGAGCCGATCGACGATGGCGACGTGGTGCTGGTGCCGGCGACTATGGTCCCGATCGGGATGTCCGGCATGGTGCCGCCCGGCCCCGGCACGGAGGACGACGACGATGACGACGACAGCGAACCGCCCGAGGAAGAGGCGGCGCGCGACCTAGGCGACCTCGCCTACAAGCTGTTCCTCACGCCCGACGGCGCCAACCGCCAGCGCGAGGCCGCGGTCCAGATCAGGTTGCAGGACGCGTTCGAAAAGCGGCTTCGCCCCCGTCTGGCGCGGCTGATCGACGCCAGGGCCCGCGCGGCGGCGGCGAACGTCGCCGGCGGCAATGGCCGGGTCGGGATCGAGATCGCGCTCCGCGGCCATTCCGAAGAGATTGGGCGCGAGCTTGCCGCGCACGTCCAGGCGGTAATGAACACGTTCGGCCGCCGGGTGATGGACGCGGCACAGAAGGACCTGGCCCCGGACCTCGAAACCAAGGACGTCGAGGGCGAGTTCACGCGCCGCATCCTGGCCTGGATCGAGGAATTCGGGGCTGCCAAGGTGACGGCGATCGCCGAGACGACGCGGTCGCAGATCCGTGCCGCCCTAGTCGCGGGCGAAGGCGCCGGCGAGGCACTGTCGGCGATCGCCAAGCGCATCCGCCAGGGCTCCGGCGGCGTCATCGCGCGGGCGCGTGCCGACCTGATCGCCCGCACCGAGACGCACACGGCGTCGGTCGCGGCCCAGGACATCGCCTTGCAGGCGCTCGATCTAGGCGACCTGGAGCGCGAATGGATTGCGGTCGAGGACGCCCGAGTGCGCCCCAGCCATGCCGACGCCGACGGCCAGCGCCGGCGCATCGGTGAGCCGTTCGATGTCGGCGGGGCGAAGCTGGCGGCGCCGGGCGATCCGCGCGGGCCGGCCGACGAGGTAATCGGCTGCCGGTGCGCATTAGCGTCCGTCGTGCCGGGGTAGGAGAGAACATGTTTACGACAATCGACACTAAGGAAGTCCAGGAACACGTGGACATTCTCGAGAAACCAAAGCGTCGCATAGGCCAGTTCTATATCGATTACGAGTTGATCGATCGTTGGCCGGATGTGGTCGTGGCCGCCATGCGAGGCATGATCGTCATCCGCTGCGAACTGCTGGCCGGTAGGAACGCTTTTCATTATCAGGCCATCGGCGAGATGTTCGATGAGTGCCCGAGATATTGCGAACCGCGGTGGTACGACGCGGTTTGCCATTCACGTCTAGGCAAGCCGGACACGGGCGAACCCAGACACGTTATTGAACGGATCGAGTTCATCCGCCGCGATGCTTAAGCGCCATATCCGCGACGCCAATTTCCAGTTCGGCCCGCCCGACGGTTGGGACGAGACCGATCCCGACTGCGCCACGCTGCCGGTTCGGGTCGAGGTGGCAGGACGGCACAGGGTCTACTGTTCGGCGTGGGAACCGACGCCGGACGAACTCGCAGCCCTGAACGCCGGCGGTTCGGTGGTCTTGCGCTGCGCCGGGTCACAGCCGCCCGTCTCGCTGGCGGTCGAACCGCAGGATAGCCCATTGCCCCACGCAAAGGCGCAAGCGGCCATCAAAGGAGGACGGCGCAGTGCAAACTGAATTCCTGGATTTCGACTTCGAGATCAAGGCTCTCGACAAAGACGAGCCGGGCACGTTCGAAGGCCATGCCTCGGTGTTCGGCAATGTCGATTCCTATGCCGACGTCGTCATGCCTGGCGCCTTCCGCCGCAGCCTGACCTCGTCCAAGCGCAAGAAGCGCCTGCCGTTGATGCTGTGGCAGCACGACACCCGCGAGCCCATCGGCGCCTGGCTCCAGATGAAGGAGGACGCCCACGGCCTCTACGTCAAGGGCCAGCTCCTGATCGACGATATCCCGAAGGCGCGACAGGCCCACGCGCTGATGAAAGCCCAAGCGCTGTCGGGGCTGTCGATCGGCTACCGCACGGTTGAAAGCGTGATCGACGACAAGAAGAAGGTTCGCCGCCTGACAGATGTCGACCTGTTCGAGGTCTCGATCGTCTCGTTCCCGGCCAACTCGGACGCCCGCGTGACCGATATCAAGACGGTGACCGGATTCGGCGACCTGCCGCTCGCACCGAAAACCCGTGCCTGGGACGGCGCCTCGGCGGAGAAGCGGCTGCGCGCCTGGGCCGATGCCGAGAGCGGACCGAACGCCAAATACCGGCGTGGGTTCGTCCTGGCGGCGGGCGACGGCGACGATTTCGCGGCCCACAAGCTGGCGATCGCCGACGTGATCGACGGCACGCTGGTTGCCGTACCGCGGGGTGTATTCGCGGCGGCGGCCATCCTGTCGGGTGCCCGCGGCGGGCTGAATGCGAGCGACGCAGAGAAGTCGGCGGCGCGGCGGCACATCGAACGCTACTACGAGAAAATGCGGCAGGAGTTCGACGACGAGTCGATCGTCCCGCCCTGGCGGAAGGCGGAGGATGGCGACATCGAATCCGCCGTTTGCGACATACTCCGGATGGCGCGGGACGCGACCATCACGGAGCGCGAGTGCGAGGACATCCTGCGGGACGCAGGCTTTTCTCGGAAACAGGCCAAGGCCTTCATGGCCGACGGCTACAGAGGATTGATCCAGCGGGACGCTGGCGAAACCAGCGACGACTGGTCCGAGCGGATGCGCAAGCGCGTGGAAGCCCTGACCGGCTGACCTTAACCTGTTGGAGATAAACCATGTCTGACGATAACGTGTCGGTCGTCGAGCTGCAGGAGCAGTTCGGGGACGTGAAGAAGGTCGTCGAGGAATCCATGAAGGCCTACGAGGCGTTCAAGGAAGCACACGACGAGGAAATCAAGGAGATCCGCGAGAAGGGCGCGCCTGACCCGACCACGACCGCTAAACTCGCGAAGATCGAGAAGACTCTCGAAAAGGGCGAGGATCTGTCGGCGGCGTTGCTCAAGGCCCAGAAGGCGGCCGAGGACAACGCCGATCGGCTCGACAAGGTCGAGACCGCCATCCGGCGTCCGGGAAGCGGATCGGGCTCCGAGGACCGGAAAGAGGCCCAGCACAAATATTGGGACAACTGGGCGCGCGGCGTGCTGTTCGCCATGACCAAGGGTGTGGCCAACCTGCCCGAGGAATGCAAGGAGGCGGTCGAGCAGGCGAAGGACGAATACAAGTCGCTTGCTGTTACCAACGACGCCACGGGCGGCTATCTGGCGCCGATCGAGTATGTGCAGGAGATCATCAAGGGCGAGACCGACATCTCGTTCTTCCGGCCCCTTGCCCGCGTGCGCCAGACCATGAACCGGCAGCTCGACATCCCGTCGCGCACCGGCCAGTTCGCCGCACAGTGGACGTCGGAGCAGGGCGCGCGGTCCGAGACCACGGGCCTGACCTTCGGCATGGAATCGATCCCGACGCACGAGATGTACGCGCTCGTCGATGTCTCGGAACAGAATCTCGAGGACAGTGCGTTCGATCTCGAGGGCTTCATCCGCGACGAGGCCACCGAGCAGTTCGCATTGGCCGAGGGAACGGCGTTCATCACCGGCAACGCGGTCGGGCGGCCCGAGGGCATCCTCACGAATTCCAATGTGAGCGAGCAGGTCTCGGGGTCGTCGGCGACGATCGCCGACACGGACGGCCAGGCCAACGGCCTGATCACGCTCTACCACGCGCTGCATTCCAACTATAGCCGGAACGCCACGTGGCTGTTGAACCGAGCGACGATCGGCTCGGTTCGAAAGCTCAAGACCGCCGAGGACGACTACATCTGGGTGCCCGGCCTCGCATCGCTGCGGCCGAATACGATCCTGGACGCCGCGTACCAGGAAATCCCGGACATGCCTGTCGAGGCCGCGAACGCCTATCCGATCGCGTTCGGCGACTGGCGCCGGGCCTACACGGTGGTCGACCGCATCCAGATGTCGATGTTGAGAGACCCCTACACGCAGGCGACCAGCGGCAACGTGCGGTTCCTGTTCCGGCGCCGGGTCGGCGGGCAGACCGTGCTTCCGGAAGCTTACCAGAAGCTCAAGTGCTCGACCTGATCTAGGTCCGAGGAAAAGGAGAGACTGACATGTACGATATGCACAATGGCCACACCTGGACCTGGGCCGCGCAGGGCACGCTCACCAACACGGGCTCGCCCAACCAGGTCACGTCCGGCGCGATCGATCTGCAAGGGGCGGTCGCCGTCGAGGTGCTGGCGCTCATCGGCTCGATCGACGAACTCGGCTCTTCGCCGGTCGGCACGGCCAAGGCGGACCTGGTGCTCTACGATTCCGACGACGGCGTCACCTTCGCGGTGGTCGACGCCGTCGACGTCGTCGTGGACTCGTCCGTGACCGTCGCCGCCGGCGTGGTTGCCACGAGCACCAGCAAATTCGACACGCTCAAGGCGGGATACCGCGGCGACAAGCGGTATATCCAAGCGGCTCTCGTCGGCACCGGCCTCACCAACGGTGGTCCGGTGGCGATCGGCGTGCTGACCCGCGACCGCCATTCCGGCGTGCCGACGTAATCCACAACCTGACTGAGAGGGAGCGGGCGGGGGTAAACAACCTCCGCCCGTCATCGCATGAAAATCAAGATGCGCAAGACCGTTCCCGTCGCGGCCAACGAACACGGCTCGGCGACGACCCGGTTCATCGCCGGGCAGAAATACGAGGGCGACAAGCCGTGGCAAACGGCCCTGTTCACGACGCTGATCGACGCGGGGTTGGCGGACAGGGTGTTGCCGGCCGACCCGGAGATCCAGGCCGGGAAGGCGGTCGAGGCCGCGCCCGAGAACAAGGCCCTCGACGCCGCCCCGGAGAACAAGACCGAAGACGACCCCTCGCCGCGCCGCCGCGGGCGGCAGGCCAAGGAAGCGGAACCATCTGAGCCCGCCGGGGAGGCGGTCTGATGGCCGACGCCGCGTCCACCGGCGCCGATGTCCGGAATTCGAACGGCTTCGCCATCACGCCGGGCGCGAGCGAGTTCGCCTCCAACACGCGGCGGGTCTATGTCGGCATTTCCGGCCACATCGTCGCCGTGACGCCGAACGACGACGAGGTGGTGTTGCAGAACGTCCCCGTCGGCTTCCACGACCTGTTGGCCAAGCAGATCCTGGCCGAGACAACGACCGGCAGCCCCACGGTCTCGACGACCGCCGGCGCCCTTGTCGGTTTCTACTGAGGAGAGGATAGATGCCCGCATCGATCAGCATCATCGAACTCAACGGCGCCGCTCCCGGCTCGCCGACCGACAAGACCAGCGGCACCATCCGCTTCAAGAACGCCGACGACGCCACGGTCGATCTCAACAACCCGCTGATCGTGCCCACGGCCGACCGCGAGTACTCCTATCAGAAGTATCTCAGACTGCGCGACAACGGCGATGACTACACCCAGATCGACAACATCCGCGCCTATTCGGACGGCCAGGGATTCCAGGGCCAGAGCCCGGAAACCGAGAAGATCTGGTACGCGACCAGCGCCGGGTACACCGCGCCCGAAGTCCCGACCGAAACCGTCGACCCGCCCGAATACCCCAACACCGGATCGCCGACCGTCGCCATGCTGGACTTCTTTGCCACGACGTCGGCCTCGCCCATCGACATGGACGGGGCGTTCCCCGGCCCCTACACCCCCGGCTCGCCGCTGGAGTTCATCGGCGACTTCCTGGTCCTGGTGATGGAGGTCGAGGTCGGGGCGACCAACGGGCTGCTGACGGCAGAGACGCTGACGTTTGCTTGGGATGAAATTTAAGGAGACACATGATGCAAGATTTCGATTTGCCGGGCCAAATCCACGAGCGCACGGCGGTTTTGAGAGCGACGATCACTGAAAGAATCGAGTCGCTGTCCGGCAGCCTCAAAGAGATGGAGGAATTCGCCGACGTGATGGACGAGATGGCCGATAAAATGGCGGAATTCCTGCGGACAACCGACGTGTCTCCCGCCTGTAAAAGTCAAGTTTTGCGGATGGTCGACCGATATCTGATCCGCCACAAGAAGGACATGCTCGAATGCATCGACAGGGCGTGACAGGACGATGAACGTCGCGACGGAAGGCGGGCCGCTCGAGGTCCGGCCGGGCGATCCCGGCGACCCCTGGACCGCAGGCAACGCCCTGGTCGGCCTCACGGTGCTGCCGTCGCGGCGCAACACGGCACCGGCCAAGCGCCTCGACGGCCAACCCGCGCTGGCTTACGTCAGCAATACGATGAAGCCTTTCGCCAAGGACAGCCGCCAGCGCCAGACCCTGATCGCGGAACTCAACGGCGTGTTCGTCCAGTGCCGCATCGTCGACTGTCGCGTGCAGATCGTCGTGTCCGACAGCCGGCTCGTATGAATGCCCTACGTCCTGCACGATCTCGAGGCGACGACGGACTATAGCTACGACTGGTCCGATTATCTCGACGAAGCCGGCTCGCCCAGCGACACGCTGTCGACCTCGGCGTGGACCATCGAGCCGGAGAATCCGGGGTCGCCCTCCGAGCCGATCCTGTCCGGCGACCAGATATCCGGGAACATCGCCAGCGTCTTTGTCAGCAACCTGCTCGCTGGGCAGATCTATCGCCTCAGCAACCGCGTCGTCACGGCGCAAGGGCGAACGGAAATTTGGTCGATCACGTTGCGCGGTGGCAGGCGTTAGGCGTGGAACTGGTTCGGGTTCGGGAATGCGATGGCGCCTGCTGCAAGGCGTCGCCTCGCTGGCCCAATAAAGATCGGAGCGACTGCGTTTACCGTGACGCCGAGGGATGCCGCATCCTGCGCGGTATCGACCCGCTACCATCGGAGCCCAGCCGCGAATTGCCGCACATGACGGCGGAAGAGGCGTTCAATTGGTCGTGCCGCGACTGGCCCCACAACATGCCAGGGCGGGGGACCGGCGGGTGCTGCTGGCAATGGGTCGATAACTGATGGCAACCGAAACCCTCAACGTCTCGTCGGTGACCAGCAAGGGGTTGTGGTCCGGCACCGACGCCGACATCTTCGAGTCCATCGCGACCGCCGACGACACCGGACTGCATAACGGCGCCACCGAGGGCGACACGCTCGAACTGGCGCTTACAGACTCCGCGATCACCGACGGCGATACCGTCACCAACGTCTCGATCGTCGCTCGGGCGCAGGCACCGAGTCGGCCGGGCGATGACGGGCTCACGATCTGGCTGACCATCGGCGGCAGCTTACAGGGCACCGGCCAGGCGTTCCTGCCGGCGGCAACCTGGGGAAATTCCGGCACTCTCAACGACGTGGGCTGGAACAGCGACTGGACAGCGGCCCAACTCGACGGGGCGGGGATATTCATCCAGACCACCCAGTCCGGCATGCCGGGCAACGTCGACATCGACGTCGACTGTTTCGACGTCATCATCACCTATACGCCGGGTGGGGCGACACAGACGATAACGTCCAGTCTGGACGCCGCCATCGCGCTCGAGCGCAGCGCCGCCGCTTCGGTCGACGCCATCGTGCAGAAGGCCATGAGCGCGGCGACCTCCATCGATGCCGCCCTCCAGCGGCTGCGCACCGCCTCAGCCTCGCTCGACGCGCAGGTGTCGGTCGGAAGCGCCGCAAACAGCGTCACGGCGTCGCTGGACGCGGCCATTGCCATAGAGCGCGCCGCGTCCGCCACTGTCGACGCGGCCGTGCAGCAGGCGGTGACCGCAGCCGCGTCCGTGGACGCCGCGGTGCAAGCGACAGATACGCTGACGATGACGCTGGAAGCGTATCTCGCCGAAATCGTGACGGCCACCGCGTCGGTCGACGCCGCGTTGCAGGACGGGAAGACCGGCACCGCGCAACTCGACGCCGCATTGCAGATTCTCCGCACCGCCACCGCGTCCCTCGACGCGAACCTCCAGGCGGCCGGTGCCACGACGATGACGGCCACGGCGAGTATCGATGCCGCTTTGCAGGCCGCCAAGACGCTGACCGCCTCGCTCGACGCGGCCGTGACCCGGACCATGACGGCGGCGGCGGTGGTCGACGCCGTGGTGTCCGCCACCAAGACGACGCAGGCCAATCTCGACGCCGCCGTGGCGATCCAGGCAAGCGCGTTCGCGAGCATCGACGCTGCGCTGCTGGCGGGGAAAACGGTTTCCGCGTCCCTCGATGGGTTCCTGTCCAGCGGCAGCCAGATTATCGCCCTGCTTGACGCTGCGTTGCAGGCACGGAAGACGCTGGCTGTGTCGCTGGACGCGGCGGTTGCGCGCGGGGTCACCGCTCAGGCGTCCGTCGACGCCGCGCTCGCCCGGACGACGACGGCGCAGTCTTCATTCGATGCGGCGTTGTCGCGCGCGGTTTCGGCCACGGCGTCGATGGATGCGTTTCTGGCCGCCGCCGTCGCGTCGATCCGCACCGCCGGCCTCGACGCTGCGTTGCAGGACGCGAAGTCGATCGCCGCCAGCCTCGATGGAGCCTTGGCCATCGGCGTCTCTCTGTTCGCCAGCCTCGACGCCATGCTCGGCATTCGCGGCACGGTCACGGCGACCTTGGATTCGGCGGTGCTTGGGACCAATAGTGCCATTGCGTCGATGGACGCGTTTCTGCAACCAGTCGTGCAGCCTTTGGGCCCATCGACACGCCGCACCTTCAAGGCTTACGGGCGAAGCGTGTTCCGGGTGCCGCCCGCCAGGAGGATTCATTGAGAAGGCTTCGCGAAAGCCGGACATCGGAACCGGCCAAGCTCGCCGTCGGCTTGCAGGAGGCGAAGGCGCATCTTCGCATCCCCGACAGCGACGTGGCCGACGACCCGCTGATCGAGGGGCTGCTGCGGACGGCGATCCTGCAATGCGAAGCCTTCACCGGCCGGGCGCTGATCACGCAGACGTGGACGGCATATCTCGACTACTGGCCTTCCGACCACGCCAGCGAGGATATATGGGAGGGCTACCGCGACGGTGCCGAGACGCAGCTGTTCACGCCGCTGCGGGCGATCGAGCTCAACCATCCGCCGCTGCAATCGGTGACCTCGATCACGACCTACGACGACGCCGACAGCGGCACCGCGTATGCGTCGGCCAACTACTTTGTCGACACGGCATCGACCCCGGGCCGGTTGGTGCTGCGGAACTCCGCCGCCATGCCGATCACGACGCGGGCGGCGAACGGCATCGAGATCGTTTACGTCGCCGGGTACGGTGACGACCAGGGCGACGTGCCGCAAAGCCTGCGCGACGGCATTCTGCGGTATGTGGCCCATGCCTATGAGCATCGGGGTGAGGATCTGACCGCGGATGGCTTGCGAGCGGCTTCGGGATCGGCGATTATCTGGCAGGCAGACAGGGTCGAGAGGTTGCGATGACGCAAGAGTGGGAAGACCAGCGAATCCATCGCGACGAGGGCTGTCGGTGAGCATCAAGGTTGTCCTCGACGCCGGCGATCTGGTCGAAACGGTCGAGGAATTGCGCGCGGAGATCAGTATCCGCGGCCCGCTTCCGCGCCATCTGATCGAGCGCATCGATAGGATCGATGGCGATTCCGAGGACATCGTCGATCTCGACGGCGTCAGGCTTGGTCCCGGTCCGGAACTGTTATCGATCCTGGCCGTCGTGAGGGCGCAGCCGGCGTGATCGGCAAGATGCGCCACCGCATCACGGTGCAGCGGCCAACCTACACCCAGGACGCCGGCAAGGGCCGGTCCGTGGCGTGGACGAACGTCGAGACGGTATGGGGCGAGGTCAAGCCGATCAGCGCGCGCGAACAGCTTCACGGTCTCGGCATCGTCAACCCGATCCTGCACCGGATCACCATCCGATACCGGTCCGATGTGGCCGAGGACTGGCGCCTGGTCTACGACTCGCGGACGTTCGCGATCCGCAATATCCGCAACGACGACGAACGTAAGCGCTGGACGGAGTTCATGGCCGAGGAACAGGTGCCGACATGACCGCCAAGCTCGAAGTGCGCGGGTCCAGGAATTTGGAGGCCCGGCTGCGCCGCATCGCGTCCGACGTCACGTCCGCGACCGATCGCGCCATCGTGCTCGGCGCCGAGGAAGTGCGGTCGGAAGCGGTCCGGCGGATCCAGCGCGGCGGCAGGACAGGGCGCACCTATACGACGACGTTCTGGACCGACGGCCAGGGACGGTTGCGCGTCGGCCGGCCTAGGCCCGCGCATCAGGCGTCGGCGCCGGGCGAATATCCGAAGTCGGATTCGGGCCGGCTGGCGAGCCACATCTTCGCGCGGCTGATCGCGCGCGGTGTCGCCGAGGCCGGGACGGACGTCGTTTACGGCGGCTATCTCGAGCGCGGCACCAGCCGCATGGCGGCGCGGCCGTGGCTGCTGAGGACGTTCAAGGAATTGCGCCCGCGCATCGTCGACCGCATTCGCCGCGCGCTGGCCGATGACATTCGGAGGCATACGAAGTGAGCGGCGATTCCCGATGGGAAGTCCAGCAGGCTGTCGCCGCGCGCCTGCTGGCGGTGTCGGCGGTGACCGCGCTGGTGGGGACGCGGATCTATGACGACGTGCCCGACGGCGAGATCGCGGAGTCGAGCTCGAAGGACGGCTATCTCGCGATCGGACCGATGTCGGCGGTCGACGATTCCGACAAGTCCGAATCCGGCGTTGCCATCACTTTCACCATTTCCGCGTTCTCGACCTATCGCGGCTTCGGCCGGGTGCGCCAGATCCAGGCCGCCGTTCACGGCGCCTTGCATCGGCACGCGCTATCGGTCACGGGCCATGAGGTGACGTTGTTGCAGTTCCTGTCGTCGGACGAGGCGCGCGACCAGGACGGGCTCACGCGCGAGAGCTTGGCGCGGTACGTCGTCATCACCGAGCCTAGTTGATGGTGGGGATCGTATAGGTTCGAGTCCTACCCCTGCAACCATCATGGACATTTGGTCCGTTCCCCGCATGTGGGCCGGCGAGACGGTGGTCATCGTCGGCAACGGCTTTCCGACGCAGGAGCAGGTCGATTTCTGCCGCGGCCGGGCGCGCCTGATCTGCGTCAACGACACCTTCCGCCTCGCGCCCTGGGCCGACATGCTCTACTTCGCCGACGCGCGGTGGTTCAACGAACAAAGCGGCTGGTGGGGCAATTGGCCGAACGCCGACGACATCAAGCGGTTCGCCGGCCTCAAGGTGACGATCGAGAACTCGGCCGAGGTGACCAAGGTCGACCCGTCGGTCAAGGTACTGCGCAACGACTCGGCCAAGGACAACGGCGGGCTATGCCTCAAGCCGAACGGCATTCGAACTGGCCGCCAATCCGGCCATCAGGTGATCAACATCGCCGTGCATACCGGCGTGGCGCGGATCGTTTTGATTGGCTTCGACTTCGACGACGAATGGCGCGACGGCAAGAGTCATTGGTTCGGCCATCATCCGCACGACCTGCGGAAGACGGTTCACAAGCCCGGCGGGTTCTACCGCAACATCGTGACGCCGCTGATGGATACCCTGGTCAAGCCGCTGGACGAATTGGGAATCGAATGCCTGAACGCGACGCCCGGAAGCAAGCTCGGGTACTTCAAGAAGGTCAACCTGCATGACATTTTCGAGCCCATGAACGACCGGCCCGTCTACATCGACATCGACGGCACGTTGACCGATCGCGGCACCGCCGGCGGCAATCCGCTGCTCGAGCGCATCGCTATGGTCCGCCGCATGCTGGACGACGGGGCGAAAATCGTCGTGTGGTCGGGCACGGGAACCGAATACGCGCGCCGCTTCGTCAAGAGCAATGGGCTGATCGGTGCCATCGCGCTCGGCAAGCCGGAATTCCTGGTCGACGACAATCCGACCATTCGGCCCGAGGGGAAGATGCCGGTAAAGACGCCCGAGGAATTCTTCGCCGCCCCATGACCGGGCTCACGATCTACTGCACCGGCCACCCGAAGTCGGAGATCATTTGCTCGGCGATGAAGGCCGGCACCGGGGCAGGGATGGTGTGGTCGGGCGACGGGCTGAGGAAGGACGATAACCCGGCGTTCTTCTACGGCATCGCCCGGCACAACCACTTGATCCGCGACAGGTGCATCATGGCCGGGCGCGACTGGTATCTGTGCGACAACGGATACATGGGCCCGGGCCATTACGACGGCTATTTCCGGATCACGCGCAACGCCTTCCTGTGCGACGGCGGGGGGCGGCCGGACTTCGACAGGCTCGACCGGCTCGGCATCGAAATCGCGCCGTGGCGCAAGGCCGGAGGCTATGTGCTGGTCTGCCCGCCGATCGCGTACTACGGCAAGTTCTGGCATTTCGACGTCGTCGAATGGCTGAACGAAACCAAGCGCGTTCTCGCCCAGATGACTGACCGGAAGATCGTCATCAGATTCAAGCCGGGCGACGGACGCCTCGACCGATACCAGCCCCCGCTTGACGAACACCTAGCGGGCGCGTGGTGCCTCGTCACGCACAACAGCAACGTGACCACGGAGGCGATCGTCGCCGGCGTGCCGGTCTTTGTGACCGGGGCGACGCCCGCTGCCGTGGTGGGGAGCACCAACATCCGGGAGGTCGAGCGGCCGGTCTACCCGGACAACCGCCATGAATGGCTGGCGGTCCTGGCGGCGAATCAATGGACACTGGACGAGTTCAGGAGCGGCAAAGCGTGGATAGACCTTCGAAGCGCGTGAACGGCATCTGGCTGCCCGCCGATGACGAGCACTACGCCGCGGCCCTGACGGCGCCGTGCAAGAGATACAAGCGCCCCGTGTTCGACGGCCGTCCCGCCCTCGGCTGGCACCATATGAAGGCGGCGCTCGAGGTCACCAAGGGTCGGCGCGTATTCGTCGATGCCGGCGCGCATGTCGGTTTATGGTCGATGTGGATGGTCGACATCTTCCGCAAGGTCCACGCCTTCGAGCCGATGCCGGCCCATTGCAAGGTGCTGATGCGCAATATCACGGGCGCGAACGCCAACCGCCTCGACCTGCACCGCTACGCGCTGGGCGACGGCAAGGCGACGGTCCTGATGAAAAGCGGCAACGCCCAATCCGGCCGCGCGCATATCGGCGAGGAATCCGCGGCACCCGATTACGAGGGCGACGACGTCGTCACCGAGGTCCGTCCGCTGGACAGCCTGCGCCTCAGAAACGTCGACCTGATCAAGATCGACGTCGAGGGCTACGAGGTGAAGGTGCTGATGGGCGCCGAGAAGACGATCCGCGACTCCCGCCCGACCGTGATCGTCGAAAGCGTGGGCTGGGAGCAGCGCTACGGCGAGACGCCCGGCGCCGCACTTGACCTGCTGCGCGACTGGGGCGCGGTCGAACTCCGGCCCGGCATGAAGGGCGATTACTTCTTCGGCTGGGCCGGCGAATGAAGCGGGCATTCAGCCTGCTGCCGTCGCGGTTCGAGGACGGCCGGCACGAATGCTTCAAGGCCGGCCTCCGCGCCATCGGCTACGATGTGATCGAGGGCGCCAGCCAGCAGCCGCAGCGCGACGACCTGGTGCTGACGTGGAACGCCTATGGGCCATCTTACGATGCCACGCGGCGCTTCATCGCGGCGGGCGGCGACGCCCTCGTGTTCGAGGAAGCCTACATCCGCAATATCGGGGGCGAGAAATACTTCGCCTGCGCGCTCGGCGGGCACAACGGCTTCGGCCGCTGGCGCGTCGGCAGTCCCGAACGGTGGCAGTCTTGGGATATCCCTGTGGCGCCATGGCGCGAGGACGGCGATCACATCCTAGTCTGCGGCCAGCGCGGCTTCGGCTACAACGAGATGGCGATGCCGAACACATGGCCGGACGACATCGCGCGGGAACTGCGGTCGGCCACCGATCGGCCCCTCTGGTACCGGCCACATCCCAAGCGCCGGGCGGTGATGCCCAAGGGCGGTTACGACCGCGTATTGGATTTCGATGAGCCCATCGCCGAGCATCTCGCCGACGCCTGGGCGGTGGTGGTATTCACGTCGAACGCGGCGACCGACGCGCTTCTCGCTGGCATCCCGGCAATATTCTGCGGCCCCGCCATCGTCGCCCGGCAGGCGGCGCGGCGCGGGATCGCGGTGGTCGAGAAGCCGTTCATGGGCGACCGCGCGCCCGCGTTCGTGGAACTGTCATGGGCGCAGTGGTCGACTCGCGAGTTCGAGGACGGAACCGCCTTCGGGAAGTTACTTGGTTGACCGTCTGGTGCTACGTCGATTCCGCCAAGCGGAAATCGCGCCGTCTCGCCAGGCTGTTCGCGTCGGGCTGCGCCGGGCGCATCGCGCAGAACGCGAAGACACTGTTTCCCGGCGAGGCGTTCTTCTACGGCATCACGCCGCGCCAGAGAGTGCTGTGGGCCCAGGCCCAGGGGACGCGGACGACCTACTACTACGGCGACAACGGCTATGCGCCGGGGCCGGCGAAGGCGGACGGGCAACCGACCGAGATATTCCGGATCACGCGCAACGCGCGGCAAGTGACGGAGATCGGGCGCGGTGATGCGGACCGGCGGGACCGGTATATGCCGCCCATCCGGCCCTGGCACCGCAACGGCCGCGACATTCTCGTCTGCCTGCAATCGGCCTATCACTTCGACCTGCATGGCGGCGGGCTGACCCGCGACCGGTGGCTGAGCGAGACGATGGCGTCGCTGCGCCAATACACGGACCGCCCGATCATCGTCCGTGACAAGCCCCTGCGCAAGCCCGGTGAAATGCCGTTCGAGGTCGCGCTCGCGCTGGCCTGGGCGGTGGTGACGTTCGATTCGCGGGTCGCCGTCGAGGCCCTCCTGGCGGGGGTTCCGGCGTTCGTGACGGCAAAATGCGCGGCATCGCCGATGGCCGGCCGCGATCTGTCGCGGATCGAGGATCCGCCGCGCCCGGACGGACGGGCCGAATGGGCGGCGTGGTTGGCCGCGAACCAGTGGACAGCGGTCGAGATCGGGGACGGAACTGCATGGAGGGATCTGAACGAAGCATGAGCGATCGGGAAACGCAACTAGATCGGATGCACGACCGGTACCACCGCCACGGCGATTTCGCGCAGTCCTATTTCCGCTATCTGGGCGAGGTCCTGTCGAACGTGAAATCGGAAAGCTTGGCGGAGATGATCATCGCGCTCCGGGGCGCGCGCATTCGGGGGATGGCGGTCTACTTCTTCGGCAACGGCGGCAAGGCGGCCCTGGCCGACGAATGGGCCAACGACCTGTCGGTTGCGATCACGCCCGGACTGCGCGCGTACAGCCTGGCCGCCAACGCCGCGGCGCTGACCGGCGTCGGCAACGACCATGGATACGAGGCGATATTTGAACGCCAGCTCCGCGTGTTGGCGCAACCGGGCGACATCGCGGTTGGGCTGTCTGGGTCCGGCCAATCCGAGAACGTGATCAACGCGATACGGGCCGCGGAAGAGATGGGGCTGCGGACGATCGCGATGACCGGTAGCGACGGCGGCGGCCTCAGGGGCATGGCGTCGATCAATGTGCACGTGCCGACCGAACCCGACGACGGCCCGATCGAGGACGCCTTCATGGCGATTCTGCACATGACGGTCAGCCGTCTCAAGAGGCTACCGAAATGAGGCAAGTCTTCGGCGTGATCCCGGCCCGCATGGCGTCGTCGCGCTTTCCCGGGAAGCCACTACACCGCATCGCCGGCAAGCCGATGATCCAATACGCGATTGATGCCTCGCTCGGCTATGCGTTCGACAGTCTGGTGGTCGCGACGCCGGACGCGGAAATAGCCGATTTCGTCGCCTCCCGCTATCGGGCCGACGACTGCGGCGTGATCATGACGAGCCCTCTTCACGAACGCGCGCTCGAGCGCGTCGCCGAGACGGCGGAGATCATGGGTCTCGACGGAAAAGCCATGATGCTCTGCGTCCAGGCCGACGAACCGCTGATTTCGACCGGCGATATCGAGATCATGGCCGAGTTGATTCGCGCCGCCTATCCGGTCGTGCTGGCCGCGCCGATCGCCGATTCCGGCCAGTTCCACGACCCCAACACGGTCAAGCTGGTGACCAACCGCAATGATCGCGTGCTCTACACTTCTAGGCAGCCGATTCCGTCCGACCGGTTGCCGGGAGACAGCCTCTTTGGATGGCGCGTCGGCGGGGTCTTCGGCTTCACTGTCGAGATTTTGAGCGAGTTCGCCCTTTGCCGCCCATCGCTGTTGGAGCGCGCCGAATCCTGCGACATGAACCGGTGGCTGGACAATACCGTCCCGGTCATCGCGGTGAAAATCGGACGGGATCGGAAATACTTCTCAGTCGACGCTCCGGGCGACGTTGCGCGCGTCGAGGCGGTTCTGGCGTCCCAGGGGGCCGGACAGGCGGCCAAGGCCCGTCAGCGCGCCGTGCACGGCTAAATAGGCCGCTTCCCGGTGACGAGCCGGCGCATCGAGACCTGGAACCAGGAAAATCGAACAATATGGGCTACGGCGACGCGCTGATGGTCTCGGCGCAGGCAAGAGAGCTGCATGCAAACACCGGCCGCAAGGTGGCGGTCGGCGACGGTCACAGGTTGCGCATGGGGCCGCCCGAGATCGAGGTGTTCCGCCACAACCCACATATCGCGGCACAGGCGGACCTGGACCGCGGCACGCCGGTGGCATGGCTGGTGAACTACAGCGGGCACCGCCCCTATGTGGACAGGGCGCGGATGGAGACCGAGTTCGCCAACCTGTTCCCCGGCCGCCAATTCACGATGAAGGTGCGGGATCCGAAACTGCCCTGGCGGTTCACCGACTGGTCGGTCAAATCCGCCGGGCCAGGTGAACTCCGGCTGACGACAATGGAGCGGGCCCGCGCGCGAAGCGTCACGGAAGGCCTGGGGCCGTTCGCCGTGATCGAGGCCGGGGTCAAGAACGGCGCCTCTCCCAACAAGGCATGGCCGTGGGAACGCTATATCGAGGCCGCCCGGGCCCTGGCCATGCCCATCGTGCAGTTCAACCCGGCGCGGCGTTTGCCGGACGCAATTGCGATCCGCACGGCCACGTTCCGCGATGCCTGCGCCGTGCTCGCGCAGGCCGAGATCTACATCGGCACCGAGGGCGGGCTGCACCACGCGGCGGCGGCGCTGGGCGTCCCGGCGGTGGTTTATCACGGCGGCTACATCTCGCCGACAACGACCGGGTATGACGGGCAGCGCGCGCTCTATCGCGGCGGGGGCTCGCCCTGCGGCATGCGCGTGAGCTGTGGCCACTGCGCGGCCATCGCCAAGGAAATCACCGCGGACGAAGCGGTCACCGCAATAGAGGAGACGCTGAATGACCGGCGGCCTTGAAGCCAAGATGATCAAGGGGATCTGGTTCCCCAAGCACGACAAGCACCTTTCGTCGATGGTCGAGAACCATTCCAAGATCGGTGACGTGAGTCTCCCCGACGGCCGGGTTGTGGGCTCGTACCAGTTGCACAAGCTGCGCTATGCGATGAATACCGTCGTCCCGCCTGACCGCCGCCGCGTGGCGGTGGATGTCGGCGGGCACATTGGCCTATGGTCGATGCACCTGGCCGGGATGTTCGAAGAAGTCCATGCCTTCGAGCCGTTGTCGCTGCACCGCAGCCTGTTCGGGATGAACGTGACCGCGCCGAACGTCGTGCTCCACCACATCGGGCTCGGCGAAGCGCGCGGGTCGGCCCGGATCGTCCTCGATCACTTGAACACGGGCAATGCCCACGTGATCGGCGCCGACGCGGACGCCCTCGACGACATCGCGCACAAGGAACGGCGCCGGCTCGGCATCGTCACCGACGCGCCGGTCGAAACGGAGACCGTCGACATCGCTCCACTCGACGAATACGCGTTCGACCGTGTCGACCTCGTCAAGATCGATGTCGAGGGCTACGAGATCGAGGTCGTCAAAGGCGCGCGCGAGACGCTGCTGCGCAACAGGCCCGCGGTCGTCATCGAGCAGAAGGGTAACGAAGCAAAGTTCCACGGCCAGGAGCGCAATGCGGCCGGGAAATATCTGCAATCGCTCGGCGCCGTTTTGGTCAAGGACTATGGCGGCGACTGGATCATGAAGTGGCCGGGCTGATGCGCGTCTATCTCGGATGGGATGGCCGCGATGCGCTGGCCTATGACGTGAACGTCGCATCCATGCTGCGCCACGCGTCGGCACCGGTCGAGATTGTGCCGCTGCGCGACTGGGATCTCCGCCGCGACGGCCTCTACTACCGCGCCTATTACACCGACAGACGAGGCCAGCGGTACGACGAGCGCGACGGCAAGGAGTTCTCGACCGATTTCTCGTTCAGCCGGTTCCTGGTCCCGCTGATCGAGGGCTATGGCGACGAATGGGTGCTGTTCGGCGACGCCGACCTGATGTGGCGCGCGGACGTGGCCGAGCTGTTCGCGCTCGCCGACGACAGATACGCCGCGATGTGCGTCAAGCAGCGCCACGATCCGGTCGAGCGGCTGAAGATGGGCGGGCTGCTGCAAAGCAAGTACCCGCGCAAGAATTGGTCGTCGGTCATGCTATTGAAGCCGTCTCGCTGTCGGCGGCTGACCAAGTACGCCGTCAATAACCAGGACGGCAGCTATCTCCACAATATGTTCTGGGTCGATGACGGCGAGATCGGATCCTTGCCGGCTGGCTGGAATTGGCTAGAGGGCTATTCGCCCGAGGAAACCGAACCCAAGGTCGTCCACTACACGAGGGGGACGCCCGACATGTTGGACGACTCGCTGGCCTACGCCGACGAGTGGTGGGCCTACGCGCGGCCCTCGATTGCGCGTCACCATCGATATCGATAGGAAGGAAGTCGAATGTCCAAGGAAGCGGGAACGAATGTTCTGTTGAAAGTCAGCGCGGGCTCGCCGACCAGCTTCGCGACGCTGGCGGGTCAGCAGGTCACGGAGATGACGGGGCCTACGGAAACCGATGACATCACCGATAAGGACCAGCAGGGTTGGGGATCGACGCTCAACGTCCTGCGCCGGATGACGATCAACGTCCGCGGCAAGGCGGATTGGCCCGACACCACCGGACTCGATATCATCCGCAACGCATGGGAGAACGGCACGGACGTCGAATGCCAGGTCGTGCTCAACAGCTCGAATTCGAACTACATCGGCAACTTTACGGTGTCGTCGTTCAACATCTCGGGCGGCTTCAACAACGCTACCGAGTACAACGTCACGCTCGAAAACAACGGGGTGATGACCTACTCGGCGACCTGACATGAATACCGAACGCGGCGACGTCACCGTTTGCCTCGAGGGCAAGGACTACGTCTTGCGACCTTCGTTCGAATCCATGGTCGAAATCGAATCCCGCACCGGTATCGGCATAGTCGCCCTCGCCCGGCGTGCGATGGTCGGCGAACACGGCATTTCCGACATGGCGGCCGTGTTCACCGCCGGCATGAAGGCCTCGGGCGACGCGCCGAAGGGGCCTGAGACCTACGAGAAAGTGGGTCGCATGATCTTTCGGACGGGCTTCCATGATCTTACGCAGTCCATGATCGACTTCCTCACCAACGCCTTGACCGGAGGCGAGCCGCCGGGGGAAGCGTAGGCGGCGAGCCCAACTCGGACATCGTTCCCTACCGCGAGTTCGCCGGTTTCGCCGCCGCAATCCTGCACTGGCCGCCGGAGACGTTTTGGCGGTCCACGTCCCACGACCTTTTCGCCGCAATCGCCGCGCATCGGACGGCCAACGATCCCGACTACGCCGCCCAGCGCCAGTTCGCCTCCTTCAAGAAGGGACTAGGCTCCATTGCCGACGCTTGAGGATCTTGTAGTCCGCATATCGGCTGATACCCGCCAGCTCCGGGACGGGTTCAATCGCGCCGAGCGCCAGACGCGCGATTCCGCGCAGCGGATGGAGACCGCCTTCCGCCGGGCATCGGGCGGCGTCGAGGGCCTCAACCGGTCGGTCCGAACGCTCGGGCGCGTCCTGATCGCGGCCGGGATCGGGCTGTCGATCCGCGAGGTCGTGCAACTCGCGGACAGCTACAAGCTGTTGGCCGCTCGGGTGAACATCGTGTCGGACAACGCCGAGGAAGGCGCCGCGACGTTCAGGCGGCTGTTCGAGGTCGCCCAGGAAACCAGCGGATCGCTGGAAGGCGTCGTCACGGTATTTCAGCGACTCTCCATTTCAAGGAAAGAGATCGGGGCGACGACGGACCAGCTGCTGCAGTTCACGCAGAACCTGCAAAAGCTGATCGTGGTTTCCGGTGTCGAAGCCAATGAGGCGAGGGCCGCCTTGATCCAGTTGTCGCAGGGTCTCGCGTCCGGCACGTTGCGCGGCGACGAACTGCGGTCGGTGATGGAGCAGATGCCCGTCCTCGCCCGGGCGATCGCCGACGAAATGGGCGTGACCATCGGCCAGTTCCGGCAACTCGCGCAGGAAGGCAAGGTCATCCCTGAGGTCGTCCTCAGGGCGGTGCTGAACCGGACCGATCAGATCAACCGCCAATTCGAGAAAGTGCCGCGGACCGTGGGGCGCGCCACCACCGAACTGCGGAACTCCTTCCTCCAACTGGTCGGGTTCATCGATTCCGGAAGCGCGGCCTCGACCAGCATGGCGGCGTCGATCGACAGCATCCGCGACACGATCGCCGACCCCGCCTTCCAGCAGGGCGCGGCGAATTTCACCGCGTCCCTGGTCGACGGCGCGCGGTTCCTGATCGAGCACCAGGAAGTCTTGCTCGGCGTGCTCGGCGCCATGGGCGGCGCGCGCGTGGGCGGCTTGCCGGGGGCCGCCATTGGCGGCGGCGCGGGCGCGGTTGTCGGTGCCTTGTCGACGCCCGAGATAACCCGGCTGGAACGCCGTCTCGCGGAAGCGCGCGCCAATCTCGACAAGCTGGTCAGCGATCAGAAGCGCGGCTTTTGGGACAATCTCGTCTACGGGCCGTTTTCGAAGGAGACGATCGAGAAGCGGATCGGCGAGACCGAAAAGATCATCCAGGACACCGCGGCGCGCATCAACGAGTTGCGGAACGCCACCGGCGGCTCGATCGATCCGTTCAACGTGCCGCTTCCGGTCGGCCTGCCCACGCCGAAGCGGCAGCGGTCGAAGGAAGTCACCGACACCCTGACCGCCCTGGAATTCGAGCGCGCCCAGCTGAAGCGCACGAACGAGGAACAATTCGTCTACAACGCCTTGAAGAAGGCGAAGACCGATCTGTCGACCGCCGACGGTCTCGCCGTCGCGCTTGTCGCCGACGCGCTGTTCCGCGAGGCCCAGGCGCTGGACCTCGACAACAAGGCCCACGAGATGGCGACGGATCGCATCCGCGAGGTCGCCGCCGCCAAGCAGGAGACGACGCGAGAGCTCGAAACCGAGATCGCGGGCAACCGGCAACTGATCGAGGCGTTGAAGGTCAGCGGCACCGAGTACGAACGGCAGGCGGCGTTCCTCGAAATCATCAACAAGTTCAAGTCCGAGGGCATCGACCTCACCGAGGCCGAGACCGACGCATACCGCCGTCTCGCCCGCATCCTGGGGGAGGGGCGCGAGGAAATCCAGCGCCAGCGCGATGCTATCAAGGACGCTCAGGCAGCGGGCCGCGACTTCGCGCGTTCCATCGGGACCGCTTTCGAGGACGCGGTGATCAGAGGCGACAGCCTGCGCTCCGTGCTCAAGGGCATCGCCGACGACATTCTCCGCATCATCCTTCGTTTGACGGTGACGAAGCCGCTCGAAAACCTGCTCTCGGGCGTGATCGACAGCGGCCTTTCCGGCATCTTTGGCGGCGGCGCCGCGGGTGCCGGCGGTGGCTCGGCCGGGGTCGATTCGTTCAACGTCCCGGGCTTCGCGCATGGCGGGATCGTGCAGGGGCCGATGCTGGCGACGATCGGCGAGCGCATGCCCGAGGCCGTGGTGCCGCTGCCCGATGGCCGATCGATCCCGGTGCGCCTCGCCGGCGCCTCGGGGCCGACGATCAACCAGAGCCTCAACTTCTCACTCGGCGTCGCGCCTACGGTCCGGGCCGAGCTCATGGCGCTGCTGCCGCAAATCGCCGAGGCCACGCTCGGGGTGGTCCAGGATTCGCGCGCGCGCGATCCTCGCGGCTCCGGTATCAGATGACGATCTCGTATCCTATCTATCTGCCGTCGGCGCCGGTGCCGAGGGATACCAGCTTCCGTCTCAGGAATGCCGTCGGCTTGGCGCGCTCGCCCTTTACTTACGAAACCCAAGTCGTCGCGCATCAGGGTCAGGCTTGGCAAGCTGAGGTGCGCTTACCCCGGATGGGCGCGGCGGCGGCGGCGCCCTGGACGTCGTTCTTCACCAAGCTGCGGGGCCGGTTCGGGACGTTCTATCTCGGCGACTGGGACCGGCGGACGCCACGCGGTACGGCGGCGGGATCGCCCATGGCGTCGGCCTTCGGCTCGCCGTCGTCGGAATTTAACCTCGCCGGACAACGCAGCCTTTACGTCACGGGATGGGACGCTCCCACGGGGCCGACCGCCAACCACGTGCTGTTCGCGCCGTTCGACGGTCTCGACGGCGCCACGTCTGCGCCCGATTTAAGCCCGTCGAGCCCGACGCATGTTCTGACTTTCAACGGCGGCGCCGTGCTGGATGCCGCGGAGAGACGGATCGGCACGGCAAGCCTGCTCTTGGACGGATCGGGCGACTACGTGTCAATCCCCGATAGCGCGGACTGGTTACCGTCCGGCGAATTCACGGCGCATTGCCGGTTCAGATTAACCGAGCTACCCCCTTTTGGTACCAGCTTCACGTTACTTGCCCAATACGATCGCGGCACGGACGAACGATGCTGGAAGATTGGCGTCGAGAATCTTACCGGCGTGGCGACGGTTTTCGGGCTCTCGTCTTCCAATGGGACTCTCGGCGGCGTCACCAGTATTCGCGGAGTGACCGAAGCCAGACCGAACGAATGGAACCATATCGCCTACACGATCGACGGGACTACAACCGCGCGCATTGCGCTGAATGGCCGGATAGAGGCCGCATCGTCCTCCGGGCTGACCTTTCACGATAGCTCTGCCGCTTTTACGATCGGCTGCGATCTCGTCTCTGGAAGTCCATCGCTCTTGCACAACGGAAACATCGATCAGGTCGAGGTCGTCAACGGCGCTGCGCTGTGGACGGCGAACTTCACTCCGCCCGATCCCTTCGTCCTCAAGGAAGGCGACTACATCCAGTTCAACGACGGCATCCGGCAGCGGCTCCACATGGTGGTGCGCGACGCATCCCCGGACGAGGACGGTATGGCCATCCTCGATATCGAACCCGCGCTCCGGGCCAACGTGCCGGACGGCACCGCCATCGTCACGTCGAACTGCAAGGGCACCTTCCGGCTGCTGGCGAATGACCCCGGGTGGGACAGCGATTTCGTGCCGCGCTACACGTTCAGCTTTGCGTGTGAGGAAGTCATATGAGCCGGGCCGTCGATGCCGGCGTCGAGGCCGATACTCTCGCCGAGTCGCTTTATCCGATCTTTCTCGTCGAGATGCAATTCAGTGGCGGCACCGTCAATTTCTGGACCGGGTTCGGCAACCTGTCGTGGGACGGCAAGACCTGGGCGGGCGTCGGCAACTTCGGCAAGGTGTCGCCGGTCGAGGAAACCATCCGCGTCCGGGCGGCCGGGGTCAAGTTCGTGTTATCGGGCATTCCGTCGGACATCCTCGCGATCGCCTTCAACCAGAACTATCAAGGACGGCCGGCGCTGTTCTATTTCGGCACGCTCGATGTCGACGCGAAACTGACCGGCGATCCCACGCTCGTGTTCTCGGGCCGCATGGACGTGATGGAGATCGATGAACAGGAGACGACGGCGACGATCTCGATGACCATCGAAAACGAGTTGATCGACCTTGAGCGTCCGCGGGTGTTCCGGTATACGCCCGAAGACCACAAGAAATACTTCACCGGCGACACCTTCTTCGATCAGGTCTCGACCATCCAGGACGTCGTGCTCAAGTGGGGGCGCACCTGATGACGCTCACGTTTCAGGTCGAGCGCCTCGCCGACGTCGAGCCCGAATGCCTGACGCTCACGGAACTCGCGTTCGAGGAATTGGGCATGTTCAAAGGCGAACTGCCGCTGGACATCGACTGGCCGCGCTACCGACACATGGAAGCGCAAGGCACGCTGTTCCTGATGACGGCGCGTGACGACAGCGACGAGTTGGTCGGCTACGTCGCCCACAATGTCGCCGCGATGCTCCATTACCGGCCGATCCGGCTGGCGCGGGACACGGCGCACTACCTGCACCCGGCGCACCGCGGGGGTGCCAACGGCGCCAGGATGCTGATGGCCGCCGAGCGCGCGCTCAAGCGGTTCGGAGTGCAGGTCGTCGGCTACCACCAAAAAATCGCGTCTGATCGGGAGGCGCTGTTCGTCAGACTCGGCTACGAGCCGATGGAGCGGATATATTATAAGCGGATCGGCTGATGGCGATCTCGGGATCCTTGATCGCCGTCGGTATCGCCGCCGGCGTCACGGCCGGCGTCGGTATCGTCGTCGGCGCCAGCGCGTTCGTGATCTCAGGGCTGATCTTCCTCTCGAATACGTTTATCATCAGCGGTCTCGTCGGCGGTGTGAGCCGCCTCCTTACGCCGAAACCGCCGCGAACCGATTTCAACTCGCTGGCCAATCTGTCGTCGAGGACCATCAACGTCCGGCAAGCCATCGAGACCCACAAGGTGATCTACGGCCAGGCGCGGGTCGGCGCGTTCATCAACTTTGTCGAATCGACGGGCGTCAGCAACCAGTTCCTCCATGTCGTCGGAACGCTCGGCGTGGGCGGTCCTTATCAGGAGATCGGCGACGTCTGGCTCGATGACGTGGTCATAACCGCCGCTGATCTCGACGCCAACGGCATCGTCACCACGGGCAAATACGCCAATCTCGTCCGCATCAAAAAGCACCTCGGCGCCTACAACCAGACCGCCGACAGCGATCTCACGTCGGAGACCAGCGCGGATTCGACCGTCAAGGGCGGCGGCGCCTGCTATCTCTATGTCAGGCTCGAGTTCGACACCGACAAGTTTTTGCAGCTCCCCAACATCTCTGCCGTCGTCAAGGGGCGCAAGATATACGACATGCGGGGCTCGCCGACGCAGGACCCCGACGACCCCGACACCTGGGGGTGGTCCGACAATGCCGCGTTGGTCGCCCTCGACTATCTTCGCGGCGTGCCGGCGAAGGACGGGACCGGAACGGTCGTCCGGCGGTACGGCGTCAACGTCGCCGATACGGCAATCGACATGGACAGCTTTTCGACCGCGGCCGATACCAGCGACGAAGCGGTGGCTCTCGCGGGATCGCCGGAGACGCAAGAGCTTCGTTACACCGCCAACGGTGTGATGGATACGGCCGAATCTCCGGACCAGGCGATCGAGAACCTTCGGACTTCGTTCGCCGGTGACTTCATCTATTCCGGCGGCGTGTGGTCGATATTGGCGGGGTCGTTTTCCGCCGCGACCGTCCCGATCACGGCATCGGATCTCCGTGGCCATCCGCGCATCACGACCCGGATCACGCGGCGAAATCTGTTCAACGCCGTCAAGGGCGTCTACGTTTCGCCATCGCACAACTGGCAGGCGACCGACTATCCGCCAATCACCTCGACGACCTACGAGGACGAGGACAACGGCGAACGCATCTGGTTCGACTTTCCCCAACCGTTTCAGATCCGGTCGGCCGCCGCGCAGCGGATCGCCAAGATCGAGATGGAGAAGGTCCGGCGCCAGATCAGCGTGATTCTGCCATGCAAGCTCACCGCGTTCCGGATCCGCGTCGGCGACACCATCGCCGTGACCTACGACCGCTTCGGCTGGGAAGCCAAGACGTTTCTCGTCACCACCTGGAAATTCGCCCAGGACCGGGACGAGGCCGGCGAAGTCTATCTCGGCATCGATCTCGAATTGCGCGAATACGATTCGACGGTTTTCGCGTGGACGGCGGAAGAGAACGAGGTCAGCGTGCCGCCGGGGTCGACCTTGCCCGACCCGTTTGCCGTCGCCAACCCGACGAGCCTGACGCCGCGCACGATCACGTCGATGACGCTGGCGAGCGACAAAATCTATCAGCTCGCCATGAGTTGGACGTCGCCCGCCGATGTCTTCGTGACATCCGGCGGGCAGCTCGAGATCCAATGGAAGCGGTCGGGGTCGTCGTCGTGGAATCCGTCGTTCTTCGTCGCCGGTAACCAGAAGAGCACCTTCGTCGCCGTCGCCGTGTTCCAGTTCGGCGAGTTCGTCGATTTCCGCATCCGGGGCGTCAACTCGCTCGGCGTTCGAGCGTCGGTCTGGCAGACAGAATTGATGTACGAAATCGGCTCGACCGCTGCCGAGGTCAACGCCGACGACGGCTTGATCACCGAGGTGGCCGGCAGTCCGACCGCCGACGACGGCTTGATCACGGATGTCGGTTCGCCGCAAGTCACCATCGATGACGGGAGCATTACCTGATGGCCACAGAACGGTTGCTGCGCCGGGGCACCGCCGCCGAGATGGCGTCGTTCACCGGCGTGCAGAACGAAATCTCCTACGAGACCGACACCGGCCGCCTCGTTTTCCACGACGGCGTGACCGCCGGCGGCGCGTTCAAGGTGCCGACGATCACCGACTTGCAATCGAACGGCGTGCTCGCGGGACTGGCCGGCGGCACGGGAAACGCGATCACGCTGACGCTGAGCCCCGCGCTTGTCGCGTATTCCGACCGCATGGTGGTATGGGTCGAGATCGCCAGCAACAACACGGGCGCGACGACGATAAACGTCAACGGCCTCGGCAACAAGGACATCCAGATGTTTTCGGGCGGATCCCTCACGGCCTTGACCGGAGGCGAGCTTATCGCCGGCAGGGTGGTTCCGCTGATTTATGACGGAACCCAGTTCCAACTCGGCCTGACCGAGCTCACGACCGACTCCGTTACGCAAGCCTTCATCGCGGCGTCAGCCGTGGGCCGAGCCGAACTGAAGACCGGCACGGCATCTACCCAAGGTATTAACTCGACCAACGTGACGCTCAATGCCTACAGCTTTTTCCCGATGATCCATCATTTTAGCACTGCGGCGACCCTGGGCGGCCACAGTACTGACGGCGCATCGGCCGACTCGCCTCGGCTGAGGATTCTGGACCCAGGCGGCGAGACTTGGGACATCGACCACCGCTTCATTCAGGCTTGAGGAAACAGCATGCCGACACAATACACCCGTGCGTACAGTGATCCTACTACCGGCGAGGTGCTTGTGCTGCACACGCAGGACCTTCCGTTCGCGCCCGGCTTTGAGCCGGCTGAAGTTCCGGGCCGGGTTCTCGATAAGACGGACCTCGAGATCGAGACCACGCGGTTCATGCGGGCGGGCGAGCTGAGGCCGCATCTTGAAGTGTCCTCCGATCGGACGGTGCGGTTCAAACAGGGAGCCCAACCGGCCGATGTGACGGAGGTTCGGGAGCTAACGGAGAGGACTCGGGCATCGCCATGAAACAGTTCATCCAAATTATTTTGATCGCCGTTCTCTGTACGGTTTTTTCATGGCCCGCCGTGGCGCAGGAACCAGTCAAATGGCTGTCGCGCCCAGCCGTGGTGAAGCATCTGAAAAAGCAATATGCCGAAGTCCCCGTTGGGATTGGCATTACCGACAACGGGATGCTGATCGAATTGCTGACTTCGGACGGCGGCGCTACATGGACGATCCTCATCTCCACGCCCGAAGGAGCGGCCGTCATTGTGGCGGGCGGCAAATGGTGGATGGCAGTGCCAAAGCAGAAGGGCGACGGGCTATGACCCCGGAAAAGGCGTTCTGGCTAACGGTGTTGGTGATCTCACTCGTGCTGCTCGCCTTGATCAGCACGGTGCGGGCGCAAACCCACGATCACGAGTGGACCCGCAGGCACACGAACGCGGCGGGCACGTCATGCTGCACCGGCGACGAGGCCACGCGGATCAGCCACGAGCGGGCCAACCAGGCACGGGTCGGCTCCGAGATCACCGCGACATTCCCCGATGTCGGATCGCAAACGGTAAAGATCACCGCGATCCACCCGACCCGCGACCGGACGGGGCAGCCCTGGGTCACGCTTTACGGCTGCCTTTTTAGATGGTCGGGGAGTTGACGATGCCCGACGACGCCCCGAGCCGGGAAGCCGTCCGCGCCCAGGTCGAGGCGCAGCGCGCGCACGACCGGCTCGATGGCCACGAGGCGCTGTGCACCGAGCGCTGGGGACAGTCGCGCAAGGCCCAGGACGAGCTGAAGGACGCCATCAACACTATGCGGGCGGAGGTCAGGGATTCCATAAGGGCGCTGCACGACCGGCTGAACACGGCGCTGGCCGGCGAGGCGGCGGACGCAAGGAGCACCGCCGCGTGGTGGCGCACCGCCACGTTCCGTTGGATCGGCTGGGCCGTCGGCGTCGCCGCCATGGCCGCGCTGGCCGCCCAGAATCTCAAGTAGGGAGCTCCCTGAATGCGACAATGAATCAGAAACGGCGGGATCCGCTGATACCGACCCCGCCGCTTCGTCTCTTCCCAGCCAAGGAGGTGCCAATGGAGCCGTCTTAGCTAGCGATTGAGTTCCGGGCCTCTGGAGGATAGCTCCCTCCTTTGGCTGGGGTTGGTGCCCAGAGGATATCAATCGGCGGCAGTATAGCACGGAGATCATGACATGCGACTGAAAAAAGGCGTCAGCATAGACGGACTGCAACTGCCCATCCCGGCTATAACCCAAGGAGAATGAAGATGAAAACAGTTCGCGCGAAATTCGAGTGTGTCGAGAAGACGGAGAATACTAGCGGATACACCATCGAGATGTATCCGGTCACTGGCGGCAGCCCGGAAAACGAGTCGTTCTACAAGTATACACCGGCGGGTTCGGTCAAATTGTCGACGATCAATAACGAGGCAGCCGCCGCGTTCATCGTGGGGCAAAGCTACTACCTCGATTTCTCGCCGGCGGAAGAATAGGCCTGTGACCGACTGGCGCTGGCCGAACTTCCGACCCGAGGAAGCGGATGGCGGCGTGGCCCGCCTGGAGCCAACCTTCCTCGACCGGCTCCAGGACCTGCGTACCGCCTTCGGATGGCCCATGATGGTGACCTCGGCCTATCGGACGCCCGTCCATAACGCGTGGGTCTCGTCAACGGGGCTGACTGGCCCCCACACCACCGGGCGGGCCGTCGATATCGCAATATTCGGCGACCGCGCCTACCAGCTCGTCACGCTCGCCACGCAACGCGGCTTCACCGGCATTGGCCTCAACCAAAAAGGGGCGCTGGCGAAACGCTTCATCCACCTGGACGACCTCACCGACGCGCCCGGCTGTCCCCGGCCGCGCCTCTGGACCTATCGAAAGGAAATCACCATGAAAGGCTGGAAAACCGTCGTCTTCGGCATCGCCATCGGAGCGCTGTCGCTGTTGAGCGGCCCCGACATGCAGGCGTTCGTCGCCGACCACCTGCCGGAAGCGGGGGCGGCTATCGGCCTCGCCATCGTCATCCTGCGCGCCGTCACCAGTTCGCCCATTTTCAAGAAGGACACCTGACATGACCCCCACCATCGGACGAATCGTTCACTACCGACTCACTGAGGACGAAGCCCTCAAGACGGGAAAACGGCGCGAGGATGCACGCCAGCAAATCGAACAAATGCACAGCGCACACGCCGGTTTCCAGGCGCACGTTGGCAACCCGGTCGCGACGGGAGAGATGGTCCCGATGATCATCACCCAAGTGTGGCCGGACGAATTCGGACCCGGCACCTACGGCGTCAACGGCCAAGCTCTACTCGACGGCAGCGACAGCCTTTGGGTGACCAGCGCCGGGCAGGGAGACGAACCCGGCCAGTGGAATTGGCCGAAAAGAGAGGACTCCTGACATGCGAAATATTCTAGCGGCCTTCGTGGTCGCATTTCTCGTCGTCGCCTGCTCGACGCCGCAACCCCTGCCACCGACCGCCACCCCGGCGCAACAGTCGTACTACGCCCGCGAAGTGGCGAAGATCGCGCTCCGTGACATCCTGGTCTATCTCCGACGCCCAGCCTGTAGCGCGACCGTCGTAGTCGGCTGCAAGCACCCGGACATCGCCGAGAATCTCAAGCAGGCCGCCACCGCGATCAGCACCGCGACCGGCGAAGGGGGCAACGCCGACCTGATCCTCTCGCTCAGCCGCGCCGCCCTGAACGCCGCCTATAACGCCGCCAAGTAAGGAGAACCCAATGCCCGTCTCTTATCTCCCCCTGATCCTCGGCCTCGTCGATATCGTCGCCGAGACCGCCATCAAGGATCAATCCCGTAAGGCGTCCTATGACGCCGCCCGCGCCAGGGTGCAGGCCATGATCGAGGCCGGCCGCGACCCGACGCCCGAGGAAGTGGCCCTGCAACTCGCCGAGATCGACGCGCTGATGGCACAAATCCGCGCGAGCTAGGAGGGGGTCATGACATGGGTCTGGATCATCGGCATCGTTCTGGCCTTCGTTATCGCAAGCGTCTTCTTCACCCTCGTATGGCTCGCCCATGGCGGGGGACGGTGAGGGGTAAATGACTGATCGCACCGCCGCCGATACCACCGAACTCGACACCGCGCTGGCCGCGTCGTCGGGTGGCGATACCGTTACCCTTACGACGGACGGCAGCTACGGAAGTTGGACGCCTGCAACCCCTCAGACCTACGGCAGCGAGGTTGTAATTCGGGCGGATACCGGCGTCACGGCGACGTTCACCAAGATCAGCATTGATGGGTGGACCTTCCTCACCGTCGATGGGGCGTCCATCGTCACTGGAGGAACCGTCGAAATTCTTGACGGCGGCAACACGACGGGGGTCGGGTTCTGCGTCGAGATGTTCAAGTGCATCGACACCCACATCAAGCGGTGCCTGATAAAGAGCACGCCCGCCGGGACACCGTCGCCCAACAAGCCCATCAGCGGCGTCCGCATTGGCTACAACGCGGGCGAGTGCGTCCGCTGTTCCGTCGCCTCGTGTATCATCCAGGACGTCCAGACGGGCATCACGATTGACGATTGCACGGACTGTATCATCGAAGACAACGAAATCCTCGACCGCGAGGGCGACGGCTTCTTCCAGCAGTCCGGGCAGATCAGGCTGATCGTTCGGCGCAACTTCAACAACGGCAGCTTTCCTCCGTTGGGCGCTCATGCTGATTTCTATCAGAGCGGGTCCGGCTCGTCGGTGGGCAGAGGCAGCCTAGACTGTGAAATTTACGAGAACCATTTCTGGTCCTTGAACACCACGACCGAAACCGCCGGCCAGACGGACAACAATTGCATATTTTTCGAGAACCCCGCCTCCGGTCGTCATGTTGGGTGGCTGATCCACGACAACATCATTCACCTTAATGCGGCGGAAGGGATTGCAATTGGCAATTGCGACAAATGCGTAATCGACCACAACACGCTGGTCCATTTCCGCCGTAATCAAGAGTTCGCCAACGATCAAGCGCGGCCCGGCATAACGCTCTCGGGCGAGGGCACCGGGGCGGATGCCAACGTGGTGCAGGAGAACATCGTCGCCAGGCCGATTACCTCCGTGCTTGACGAGGGCACCGGCAACACCGTCATCAACAATCTTTTCCCGGCCACGCCGGATTACTTCGACAGGTGGTTGGTGGACCCGATAGGGGCCGAACTGGTGCGCGACATCACCAAGTACGACGTGTTGCCGGGCAAGACGCAGACGCGCGGCGCGCAAATACCCAGCATGGCCCCGACCAATTACATTGACTTCACGGCCTACCACCGTCAGCACGCAGCGCTGCAAGGCGACTTCGCAGTGCGCAATTACGCGACACAGGCGTTGCAGAGCGTCGGGACGTGGGACTTTGGGAACGGAAAGACCTCGACCGAGGACCAACCGACGCACGTTTATGCCGAAGCGGGGGAATACACCATCACGGCTGATGGGCTGACCCGATCCATCCGGCTGGATCACTACAACATCTTCCGGCTGGATTTCGCCGATGACGTGCTGAGCAGCTTCAACCCCGTGCCCTCGGCGGGCATCGTCGGCAAGCCACCGGATCAGGCCGTATGGGAGTTCACCGGCACAGAAGCGTACGAGGACGTAGAGGGCGGGCCAAACCGTGCGGCGACGTTCGTGCCGGGAAGCGCGTCCTACCCACGGGTGGCCTTCGGTTCGTTCGCGGACACCTGGATTTCCGGCTTCCAGATGCTCCGTATGCAGGTCCGGTTCAAATACGACTCGTCGGCGGGAGGGGTCATAATCGACGGCGGCGCGCAATGCCCGAGCCTGACGGTCCTGGGCACGGGCGCGCTACGAGCGAGCCTAGAGCTACAGGGCCAGTCCCGACTGAATTATGACGGCTCCGTTCCCACCGCCAACCCGTTCGATGGCGCATATCACACTGCCATAATGACCTGGAACGGGCTCACGGGCGACATCACGCTGTCGCTCGACGCCGAGACCGTCCTGGACACGACCGAGGCCACCGCTGTTGGCGTGTACCGCACGACGACGAATTTCGTCATAAATATCCAGGGCGTGTCAGGTCCGAACGGGGCCGTGGATTGGGTGCAGATCGACACCACGGCCGGGCTGACGCCGCCGGAGACGAGCGCCGGCGGCGGTGGCACCATTAGTATTATCGAACTGAACGGCCCCGCCCCAGGAACACCTACCGACAAGACGTCGGATAGTGTTCGCTTCAAAAATGCCGACGACGCGACTCTGGACACCAGCGCCCCCCTCATCGTGCCAACGTCCGGCCAGGAATACTCCTACCAGAAATACCTTCGCCTTCGCGACAATGGGCAGGCCTATACGCAGATCGATAATCTGCGCGCCTACTCGGATGGGCAGGGTTTCCAAGGACAATCACCCGAAACCGAGAAAATCTGGTATGCCACTTCGGCGGGCTATGTGGCGCCGGCCGTTCCGAATGAAGCCTTTGACCCACCTGAGTACCCTTCGACTGGCTCTCCCACATCAGCCATGCAGGATCTTTTCAGCACGACCGCGGCCTCGCCCATCGATCTGGATTTCCACTTTCCCGGGCCCTATACCCAGGGATCTCCGAGCGAATATATCGGCGACTTCTTGGTCCTGGTGATGGAAGTGGAAGTGGGCGCCACTAGGGGTCTTTTGGCTGCCGAGACCTTAACTTTCGCCTGGGATCAGATTTAATTATGGGATGATGGCCCATCGGTTTTGATCGCGCCGATTGGCCGCGCGCCGTTCGACTGGCGGCCGCTATAGTTATGGCCCTATCCCAAGGGCGCCCCGTTTCGGTGGGGCGCCCTTTTTTTGCAAGTATAATTGCGCCAGGGTCTGCGGGCGCATGTAGCGCGGCCAGGCGAGGGGGAGGGTCATTCGGGGGCGTCTATCAGCCGGATCGCCTCGCGCAGCAACTCGATTCGCCGGTCCATCATCGTTTGCGACATCCGCCGCGCCGCGACCTGTTTCGCGTAGACCTGCTCGCGCATCCGGATTTCACGCTCGAGTTCGGCGATCACGTCATCCGGCGTGGGGGAGAACAATTCAGCCATCAGAACCCGTCCTTTCATCCGTACACGGCTCGCTCAGAGCCATAAGCGTCTCCACCGATACCAACCCCGCCTCCACGGCCTTGAGCGCCCAGCGGCGCGCTGCGGTGTGAACGCGGCCCTGCATGCGGGAGAACAGAAACGGGCCTGCCGGCCGGTCAAGCGGCGGGGACAGCAGAGGCAATTAGCCACCGCCCATCTCCTTCCGTGCCGCGTCGCGGGCGGCGTTGAGGTCAGCCATCATGGCATCGATGTTCTTCCGGGTCGTTTCAAAGCCGATGACCACGACTTCGGGGTTAGAGTCCCATGGTGCCCGGTCGGCGTTGAGCGTATCCCACAATTCACGGAACGCCTGCCGCGCGCGCTTATAGGCGCCATGGTGGCCACCCGGAAAATCGATCTCAATACCCTCGGCCTCGGCATCGACACCGCTGATGTCCTGCACCCGCTGCAACCGCGTCTCCGTCACCGTGAGCGTGAGGCGCGACGCCCAACGCGGCATGTGGATCGAGGGGCTCCACGACGGGGAGACCCACGCGTCGGGGCCGTCGTTGGTGGCGCGGTACACGATTCGCGCGCGCTCGGGGTTCAGCCCGCCGACCGCCAGAAATGCCTCGCGGACCCAGAGTTTGTCGCCGGGGCGGGCCTTCTGCCAGACGGTAGGTTTGTAATGGGTTGCGGTGTTGGGCGATGGATCGTTGATCGCGATCATGTCGCCCTCCGCGATATTTCCATGTTTCGCCTTGCGCCAAGCCAACCGACGCGTTTGTGTCTTGCTGCCGTCTAGGATCGCCTTGACCATGGGCGCAGACATGATGATCGGGGTGTCACCCACCGCGCGTCTCCTTCCGTGCCGCGTCCTTGGCGGCTTCGATTTTGAGGGCGCGTATGTTGATCCACACCGGATGATTGAGATTAGCAAAGCAACTAGCCCTGCATGCGGCTTGCTCAATCGCCTCGTTGTGGACGCGGCGAAGGAGGGCGGCGAGTCTGGTAGCATCCAGCCGGTCGGTATCAGCATCAACCCATCTATGGAATTCCTCGCCGCACCATTTCCCCGCCATCTCATCGAACCTGTCGGTCATCTCATCCTCCTATATCCACGGCCTGCCGCTCAGCCTCGACCTCGCGTATTTCCACGCCCTGAACCAGACTAAATGTAGGCAGGAAACACCCGGTGTCGGGGAAGTCGTTCCCCCAGACATTGGCCAGACGACGTTCCAAAGCCTCCACAACCACCGTTCTCTTGTGCGGGTGGGCCTTGCTGATCTGCCGGACACTATCGCCTTTGATGCGAAACAGGGCATACATAATCAGTTAATCTGACCTCTCTAATTTTGCCGGACAGCTCTAATTCATTAAACAACCGCTCAACCAAATCATATGGCAAGTTCAATGCCTTAGCGACGTCTGATGGATATAGAATCTCTCCATGGTGTTTCTCAAAATACTGTTTGATGTCTGAAATTTCTTTCATCACAACCTCATCACGTAGTCATAAAGATCAGCCATGGTTCTTCACGGGGGCTTTCATCAAATATGTGCCGATGGCATAGGCTATTTTGCTTTCAATGGCTTGCTCGGTCATTCTTATCATTCCGGGCGGTGAAAGAACCGGCGTAGGTGCAAAGGTAATTTTGCCGTAGATTCTGTCTTTGTTTTTATCGGGTTTTTTGCGCTTGTGGGTCCCAACCCGAAGAACGCCATCGCGGCCAGGAAATTTGTAATAACACGATTCTGTTTGTCTTGATGTTTCGTGCCATTGAAACCCGGCTCGTATAAGCACCTCAGCAGCATAAGTGCATAAATCAAAAACATCATGGTCTGGGACCGGCTGTTTTTGGCGGCTTGGTTTGACCATTACAGCCCCATCACATATTCATACACTGCCACACGGTAGCCGGTCGGGCGTCCGGCGGGTCCATGTTCGAACCCCACCGGCGGGGACAGCAGAGGCAGTTCATAGGGCCTCTCTCGCCTTGAGGGCCACGATGCAGACGGCGAGGGCGGGGGTGGCGGCGTTTCCGTTCGGACCCCAAAATGATGCCTTGACAGTATCGTCGCTGGCCCAAACGACGGCATCCGATTCATATTCAGGCTGGCGTTTTCGTGGCTTCTGACCAAACCATAATCGACCCGACCATCCCTCCGGCACCAACGTCAGCGCGGCATCCAGGCTGGTGGTGTAGTGGGGAGCCTTGATCGGCTGTTCACCTACGCCTGGGCCTGCAAGCCATCCGGGTACGGAACACACCACAGCTCCGGCACCAAGAAGCCCAAGGAAACGTCGTCGCGACAGTTCTATCTCTGCATCCAACTCCCGCGATCCCTCCGTCGCTTCCTCAAGTGTCTTGATGATGTCAGCCACCGCGCTTTATCTCCTTCTCGATAGCGGCCTCGATTTGAAACCCGACTTTCTGTTTCATCTTGGCCAAACCGGCGTTGCCGTGGTGGGCGTATTCCTCGTTCCAGAAGTCGTCGGTCACCTTGCGCGCGATCGCCAGCGCCAGCTTGAGACCGGGGCGCACAGATGGGGTGTCAGCCACCGCCCATCTCCTTCCGTGCCGCGTCGCGGGCGGCGTTGAGGTCAGCCATCATGGCATCGGACCCGCCGGTGTCGGGATGCCGCTCGCGGGCCAGCTCGCGGTAGCGCCGGTCCACCTGTTCCGACGTCAGGACATCCCGGCCCAGGACATCGCGCCAATTCGTGACGCCCGGCGGCGGCAACGCGGCGAAGCCCTTGAACGCGGCCTTGACCATCGATTGCGCGCCCCAGCGCTCGAGCCCGCGGATGGCCTCGACCGATTTCCCGATGGCGCGGATGTTGTCGCCGACCTTGGACCAGCGGTCGCACGGGATGCACTGCTGCTCGCCGTCGAGCTCGAACCACACCGCCACGGCGGGGTCGCCATTGGTCGGCTTGCCGTCGGCGAAGGGCTGGCCGTCGCGCCGCAGCGGCACGTTGGTCGAGATGATGATATGCCTGGCCCCGAGCCGTTGGAGCTCCCAGATCAGCTCCCGGCGGGCCTTGGCGGGCGTCATCTTGAACGGCGCGGTACGGCGCTGCCGGGTCCGCGCCCAATGCTCGGGCCAGTAGAGCGGCCAGCCCTCGATCATGTCATCCTCCTAATCTGGTCGGGCGTCCGGCGGGCGGGCCTGGAGTTGCAACCCGCCGGCGGGGACCATCCCCTTCCGCCCGGTAAACTCATTGCGCCAACTCGGCTTTCCTCAGCGCCGGCGACTGCCGCGCGAATTCCTCGGCGATCTTCCTCGTGTCGATCCCGTGTTCCTTGTCGAAGGCCACCCATCCGATCTGGTGGTAGCGCTGATGATGGGGCCGGCACAGCGCGAAGCACCAGCGATCGTGCCGCTTTAATGCCGTCCCGCCCATATCCTCGTGAGGCACAGGCCCGTCATAGTGTGCGGCCTCGATAGGGGAGTCCTTGCAGCCGGGCACTGAGCAGACATGAAGGCGGACAAAAGCGCGGTGGGCATTCATGGTGCGCGCCTTCTTGCCGCGCTGGCTGTTCTTGTGGCGACGTTTCAGCCTGCTCATTACAGACTCCCGAAAGTAAGCCACTTCGCGTCGATCGCCCGGCCCTTCGCGCGCTGGACCTTGCGATAGTCGGATGCGTCCTGCTTCGCCACTTCCGTAGATAGGTAGACCCGCGGCAGGTGCGCACGGCACCACGGGCGCCCAGGGCCGCCGGCGATCTTTTTCTGGCAGTACCGCCAGCCGAGTTCGCTGGGATCGCCATCGATCCAGAGACAGCCGGTCGCGAGCTGGGGTTGGCGCCGCATCACCCATCCTCCCCCAGAAACCGGCTTATGGCTTTTGACATCGCTCATACCAGTTCCCTTTCCGCCTCGTCTTCCGGGTCTTCCGCGATGGACAAAACCTCGCGCTTTTCGGTCACGGCGTCATTGATCCGGGCGATGGTCTCGGTCTCGCCCGCGCCGACCAGTTCCTGTCGCAACCCGGTGGTGGCATGATCGATCTCAGCAAGGTCTGCCAGACTGTCGCACTCGCCGATCTTTTCGAGAACGTCCAAAACCGCCTTCGAATACCAATCGGTCTTGTCCTCGACCGCCGGGGCTTCGTCGTCGAGGAACGATGTGTCCGGCGTCACGTCCTTCATAGGCGGCATGTCGCGGGCTTCCTCGACAATAGCCAGCCCGGACAGGCAATCCGAGAATCCGTCTCGGATCGCCCAGGACCGCGCGCGCATTTGCAGCATGCGTTGCGGATACTGCTTCCACGGCCCCTTGCCGATCAGGTTGGCCCGCTTGGCATCCGCCCAAGAGAATTGCCGGACGATCGGTGTTTCCTGGCCTTTGCGCTTGATCTCGCAAACGGCCGTCCAATCGTCCGCCAATATCTCGCCTGTAAGGGTCTCCTTGAAATCCTCGACCTTGCCGCTGTTCTCAATCAGCGCCTTTGCGCCGTCGCCCCAAATGGACGGCCGGCCGTTGATGACAGCGATGGACGAAAGCGCGGTGATCGGCGGCAACCCGACTTCGGCGCCCTTCATGATCCCGACCACTACTTTCTTGGCCGTGTCCTTGTTGTCCGCCCCCCGGTAGCTGTCCGGCGCGAGACCGGCGCCGACGATAATTTCGGAAAGCCGCCAGACTTCATCAATGGTCCGGGGAATGATCGCCATCACTTGGCCGCCGGCGACGAGTTCGGGTTTTCGGTCGGGTCGCTTCGCAATCTCGTTCATTGAATTACTCCGTCATCCAGGGTGGAAATTCCGAGTCGTCGAACATTTCGATATCGGACGTGTCCAGCCATGGGTCGGTGCCGAACGTGTCCATGCAGACCTTGAAATCGTGCATCGCCTGGCGCATCACGATCCGCCCGCAGTCGAACACGATGCCCTTTGGGAAAATCTTCCCCTTGGCGATGGGAGCGATGCCGGTTTGCTGGAACACGAAAGCGAAATGCCGGTCGTCCGACTTGGCGAGTTGCGCCAGTTTGTCGCCATCGGCATCGCCGAAGATCAACCCGTCCCGGATCAATCGCCGCGCTTGCTCCACCGCTTCCATGTAGACGGCGACCTGGACATGGTATTTGTAATTGGCCATCTCGGTTGCGATGGCCCGGTCAACGGGCTTGCCGAACCGGTTGTTGAAGGTCTTCAAATCAATTATTGCGCGGACCTTGAGATAGTCCAGCCGGGACTTCATCGGCACACCAGTTTCCTCGTCGATCCACATGATCGACACCTCCGGCCAGCCGCCGGAAAAGCACTTCGATAGCGTCGGATGCTTCTCGATCATCGCCGCGGCGTATTCGATCTTCTTGATAAGATCGGGGTCGAGCAGCGTTTTCCCGGCATGGTTGCCCGCGTGATCGCGAACAATCTCGTCCCAAATCTCGATGTGGGGATCCGCTACCAATAGGCGCTCGGCCAACTCATCCTTGTTCCCCGACACCGGCAGTTCCAGAACCCGGAGCCTATCCCGCATTTCGTTCATCGTGCGGATGGCCTCGGGGTAATCCTCTGGGCCGATAGACGGCGCATATGATTCATAGAAGGACTCGGCCCCCTCGACGATCCGCCTGTGATAAGCGCTGCCGACGACCATCGCTTCGTTCGGCTCGTGCGTGTAATTCGGGTTCATCCACGACGCGGCCCAGAAATTGAGGGGCGCGGCCATCATGTTCTTGATGCCAGACGCGGAAAGGGCGGGAACGGCGTGGTATTCTCCCTCGTCCAGCCCAAAATAGATGCCCGGTTCGTGTTTCATGGCGTCGCCACCCAGGCCAGGAAGATCAGCGCCATGAACCCGGCCCCGGCGATGAACGAAAGCCAGAACTGGCGGGTTCGGAGACGCGGCAGGATCGGCGTGGTCTCGACGATGTGCAGGGCGGCGTGGTGGGGGTGTTTCATGACAACGACTCCCGCAAAAGCCGAAGCCATTCGTTCCGCTTTTCCGTGGACTCAATCTCCTTCCGGTGTTCGTTTTCGTGGTAGATCGAATCGTCGGTTACTTTGTTGAGCTTGCAGCGGAGCCATTTCTCCGGTTCAGGTTCTACCTCAACAGGCGGCTCCCGCGGTTCTATGATGGAACCGCTGAGCTGCTCTTCCATAAATTCTTTAAGACCATTGTGGTCTTCGGACGGCGGCTTCCATGCGCGAACCTTTTCAAGCATCGTCTTGTAGCGGTTGTCTTCGGTAATCTTGGATTGGTAGTATTCTTGGTTGCGTTTCGCGCGCTCTTCGAACTCTTGATGACACCGCTCGGTAATCTGTGCCGGCGTCATGGCGGCAAGTTCTTTCAGCTGGGCCTTGGCTTCGCGCAATGCTTTCAAGTCATCGTATGACGGCTCGAATTTCTCCGGTATCTCGGCATCGGATGGGTCGTCACGCATGGTGATGCAGGCCCCCATGACGCGCGCGCACCGCATGGCAAAGGTTCGGAAGTCCGTGATCTCGCCGTTACCGACGGGGTGTGTGTATCCTGTAGGCATCTCACTTCTCCACATCGCACGGCGCATCGCCGCTGTTGTCATGCCCGACATATTTGTAAGCGTCCGATGCCGCGTGATGCTCGATCAGTTCGTATTCGTCTTGCGGGACCGGAGAAGTCATGTCGAGCTTGGTCCGGTCGTACCCGCCAAGCCGCTCGTAAATCCGCATCAGCTGGTTGGGCATTTCGTTGTGTTCGAGGAAGATCAGCGCGCCGGCGCAGTGCTGCGCGTTCGGGCCGTCAATCATGTCCTCGCCGTCATCGGATTCGATGGTGGTTTCATGGCATGTGAACGTCGCGCCGCCGATCAGCCCGTCAACGATTTCTTCCATCCGCTCACTCGTCAGATAGCCGGGTATATCGGTGCGGAATGGGCACTTAGCGCACGGGCGCGTCATCGTCATTTTCATCTCACTTCTCCACATCGCACGGCGCATCGCCGCTGGTGTTGTCTATTGCCAGACGTAACGTCGATATCCTGAGCAGCACCCTTGCCACCGGCACGGTCTGGCCCAAGTCGTCTATGAACACGTCCACCGTATGCGAGGCCGGGCCTGGGTCGCGCTGGACCGTGCCCATGCCGCAATCGCCGACCTTGACGCGCTCGCCGGGGTGCAGCAGGAAGCCCAAGGGCTGGCGGCACATCGGCATATCACCAACTCCACGGTGTCGGGTCGTTGTGGCCGCGCCACGGACCGTAAAGGTATTGAGGCTTAAAACTCGGGTGGACGGACTCGCGCGCCACACAGAGACTGCACCGCTCCCGTGGCGGTCGCCGTTCATCAACGATGTCTCTGGCCGCGACCGAACCCATGCACTCGTAAATTGGACGTTCGCAGGCGTAGCAAATGCGGGGCATCAGGTGTCCTCCATCAACGTTATAGAAGCAGGGTCGAAGGACATGATCATTCGGTCCACCGCCTCAGGTACGTCCGGCCCATTCTGAATAACCTCGATAGCAACATCACCGTCTTCATGATCGTCATGAACGATGGTGAGGCTGATCGTGGTGTAGTCGCCTAGCATTTCGCATTCGAAGCGATAGCCGAGGCTCAAAAGCTCGCCGGCCTTGGCGGCAACGGCGTGAGGCCGGTCGATGTTGACCGTTTTCTTGCGGCCATCCGGCATCAGGTATTGAGTGAATTCAATATCCGGCATCACTCACCCCCTCGCTGTTTCTCGCGCTCGGCGAGCGGTTCAACAACCAGATGAAACCCCATCGCGGCAGAAATTCCTTTTGCCTTGTCCGCGCAATTTAAACATGCGTTAATCGGATCGCGACCTGGCCAGAAAACACGATGTGTGGCGGACTCGTCGCACGTTTGCTGCCCGCAAATGGGGCCACCGTCCTTATCCATCACTCACCCCCTTTGGCGGCGGCGGCATCTGTATTAAGATTTTCGATGGCCCATTCTCGGACACGGAGAAATCGCTTTTCCGGCGCCTCTTTCCAAGAGGCAGCCTCGTCATTGATCCAGAACAGTTCGCATGCCATGGCATTAGCGATGCCGAAGGAGTTCGCGAGACTTTCATGATCGTATGGATCGAGATTATCCATCTTCATGGCGCGCGCTCTCCCCACCGCGCCAATTGCACAGACCTCGCCATTGTGTTCGATTGCATCGGCGATCAAGCGCTTCTCTGGGAGCGCATCAAGCGCCCCGATCAACTCGCGCAGAAATTCTTGTCCGCGCTTCCCACGTAGCGCGCTCTTGACGGCGCCGCGCCAACAGATCAATCCCCAACCATCACAATCGTCGCTGTATCCCGAGCGTGACATAGACTTTATCCCCGCTCCCGCCGCCACTCATCAAAGAACGGCACGTCCGAAATGGTATCGGCCAAACCGTTCAGGACATCGCCCAGGTCGGCGTCGTACAGCCATGCCTGGCGGCGGACGATGTACTCCTGCAACTCGTGAATCTTGTCCATCACCGCGAAGCACTCGGCGCGGTCGCTGTCGAGGCGGATAGACTGGACCTCGTATTGCTGGATCGTGGCCATCGTCAGCCCCTCATTGCCTTGGCGCGTTCCAGGGCCGAGCCGAAGGTGCAGGGAGATAACGCGGCGATTAGTCCGAATTGACTATGATTGGCGCTGTGGATGTCAAACCAACTGTCAGGAATACCCAAGGCAGTCGCGTACTGCCCGACAAGGCAGTCGCCGCAGTCCCAATAGTTGTACTCACCCTCGGCAGGCATCGTTTCCAGCCACGCAATGAACGTGTCCAGGGAGTAGGGGTCTTGAATGGGGGTATTGTCGAACATCAGATGTTTCTCCTCGGGGCCTTGGGGCGCGTCTTTGACGATGTGTAATCAGGATCACGCTGGTTGCCCTTGTACGGGCCAATAGCGCGGCGCCGCTGATCTTCGCGGGCCGCCATTTCCTTTTTGTCCCAGTTCACAACGAAACTTACCAGTTCAGTCGGCGTGGATTGTCCCTTCCTCCACCGAGCCGCGAGTGGCTGCGGCACCCAATTTTCAATCGAGTTTCTGAGGGCTTCGCGCGCCGCCGCCGGGAGGCTATCGAAAGCCCTCATCACGGCTTGATCGGTGGTTTGGTATGAACCTGTAGCGCTATTGCCCATCGTCTCTCTCCATTGCGGTGTCAGATACGCGGGGCCTAGCTGGCGTCGGCGCGCAAGCTGGCCAGCGCGGCCTCTTCCGTCGCGTAGAAATTGGGCACCGGCTTGCCGGGCCTGGACGCCGCGTAGATCAGCGCGCCGGCAGTGGCGGGTCCGTATTTCTCTTCAAGCTCATGCCCGGCCTCGCCCGCCTCGTGGATTGCCCAGCCGGCGCGGCAGTGCGTCGTGCCGCACCAGTGGTCGTCGGGGCCGTGCCATCTGTGCATTTCGAGCGTGCCGCCTTCTTTCAGTCGACGCAAAATCGTGGCGTCGATGTCGGGCACCACCGGCACCACCGGAAGACCTGTCGCCCCGCTCAGGTTCGCCCCGCTCAGGTTCGCCCCGCTCAGGTTCGCCCCGCTCAGGTTCGCCCCGCTCAGGTTCGCCTCGGTCAGGTTCGCCTGGCTCAGGTCCGCCCCGCGCAGGTCCGCCCCGCGCAGGTTCGCCCCGGTCAAGTTCGCCCCGCGCAGGATCGCCCCGGTCAGGTCCGCCCAGTGGCCACCCTCCCCACGCAACCATTGCCGGTGCGCCGCGAGGATTTTGTTGAGTTGTGCTTGGATCATCGTCTCGGTTCTCTCGAGTCAGATGCGCGGGGGCTAGCTGGCGTCGGTGCCGGGCTTTGCCTCACTTGTTTTCGGCGCGGTCCTCGCGGTCTTTGATTTCCGCTTCCAGTTCGTCAAGGCTGGGTATATCCACCAGCCAGTTCCGCTCGCGGAAGACCTCGAATGCCCGCTGAGACAAATCACAAGCGCGGCGCACCGCATCCTCGACGGGCGTCAGTGAAATCTTGGCTCGCCCCGCGCTGTCCTCGCCGTCCGGCTGGCCCTGTACCATCGCCCAGCGCTCAAGTATGGCCATGGCGAATTTGGCTTCGTCGGCCGGGGCGATCCGATTGTGGAAGTAAACATGGGGAAGGTCGTTGCGGGTAAAGCTGTCGTTTCGAACGGCGCGGTATTCCAGATTTGTCTTGCCGGTGGTCATCGTCTCGCTCCATTGCGGTGTCTAATGCGCGGGGGCTAGCTGGCGCGGCCGGGTTCCAGCTTTTTGCCGCGACCGAGGTTGTAAGTCGCGAACAGAAGATCGGAGACATTTACGCCGATCGCCTTTCGGTTGACGGCCGCCGCCGATTTGGCTGCGCCAAGAAGACGGCCTGGGGTGTACTTCTTGCTGACTCGATCAACGACCCGCTGGCCGTCGATTCCCTTGCCGAACTCGGCCACGAACTCGGAAAAGCCTTTGATGAGACCGGCGTCGGTGCCGTTGCGGTCGAACCCCCAGCAGCCATAGATCAGCAGCAATGCTTGGCGCAGGGTGTCGAGACCGTGGCGGTGGTAAACCAGCATGCACGCCGCCGCCGCGCGGATCGTTCCGTCATCCGTTGACTGGGAAATGCGATAGCCGAGATCGCGGACCAGCCCATCAACAGCGACTTCTCCCTCGTATCCGGCGGTCACGCGGACTTTGAACAACTCGACCGGCTGCGGCTTGGAGCGAACCGAATTCATCTTGTCGAAGATCGCCGCGGCGCGGGCCGGATCGGTCACGTTCAGCACGGTACAGGGCACAAGCTCGTTCTCGCCCCAAAGATGCCGGACGGCGCCGACCCGATGCTGCCCGTCGATGCAGTGATAAAGGCCGTGTCCATTCGGCAGGGTTACGGTGATCACCCCGAACATATCGGGGTCGAACTCATCTGCTATCCTGAGCGCGGCCTTTTCGTTGTAGTCGCGCTGAGCCGCCGCCCACACCACGGAAACGCTGCCCACTTTGATCCATTGAACCGGGTGGTCCGATTTGGTGATGCTCATTGATCGACTTCCTTTAGTCGTTTGCACAGACGCCGCAGCGCCGCTTGAGCGGTCTTGAGGTCGGCGATCGCCGCTTCTCGCTGTTCACAATCCATGTCGGGAAGGCGCACGTCCTCGACCGCTATGCACGCCTGGACGGCCGCGCCGATGGCGTTATCGAAATGCTCGGCGCGCTTCTTCTCGGTCTTCTGCGGCTGGGCTTTGGAATCGAGACCCCAGATGCGGTCGACAATCGGCGAGACTTTTGCGAACGCTGGCCCCGGCAACCGCGCCTCGTTCAGCGCGGTCAGCGCATCAGCGGCTATTCCGCGCTCATCTGCCGACAGGTCGCGCCGGTCGGCGAGAAGAACGACATAGCGGGCGTTGCGGTAAGATTGCACGCCAATGCCGAGCTTCTTGGCAACCGACTCGCTGTTCTCGCCCTCGTCATGCAGCGCCATCCCGGCCCTGACCCATTGCTCGACCGAAACGCCGTCCGGCGTGACGATGCCGTGCTTGCCCCTCTCGCTCTTGATATCGACGGTGCCGGGGCGGGGGACGGGAGCGGGCTGGTCGCCGGGGTGTCCATTTTGGACACTCTCGCTTATCTCGTTGTTTTCATTCTCTTTCATGATGTCCAAGACGGTAGTAGGAGACAGGTTTGTCGCTTTTCCCACCGCCCTGGCGCTGGCGTCCGGGTTGTTCTTCAAAAGCATCCTGGCGCATTCCTTCCGCTGGTCGGTCGACAGATGCCGGCGCACGATGTTCCGCGAGATCACGAACGCCTCCGGCGTACCGGCCCCGTTCCATTCGACAAAGACCGGATCGATGCCGAGCGCCCGGCAGGCGCGGTAGCGGTTGCGCCCGTCCAGGATCATCCCGTCATGGAGGACGATCGGCTCCACCAATCCGTGCCTGTCGATGTCGGCGCACAAGGCGTCGAAGTCCGGCCCGTTGATCTGCGGGAAGACGGCGGCGGCGGGATGCGCTTGCAGCTCCGGGGTGTTGGCGTCGATCGAGGTCAAGGCCGTCCTCCGTGTAGGTGACGGCTTATATATCGCATATCCGCAACAACGCGTCAATAAAAAAGTGTTGCGGGATCGCGATTTTTTTTGTAGGCTATGTTCCATGAGCATTCAAAATCGAGTCCTGGACTGGGAAAAACGGCTGAAATCCGCCGGAGTTACGGTCGAGGATTTTTGTCGGCGCGTTCAGATCGATCGCGCGACTTGGTATCGGTGGCGGTCAGGTGAGATGACGCCTTCAGTCACAACCTACGAACGCGCGCTGGCCGCCCTGCCGCCTGAAACGGAAGCAGCCCAATGACCCGCCTCTGCACCAACCTGTTCATGCTGGCCGGGCTGCTGGTGGCGGTGGCGATGCTGTGGGGAGGGGCTTAGATGCGCGCCTGGCTCAAGCAGAACTGGGACGCCCTGGCCGTCCTCATCGTGATGGCTGCTGCCGGCGGCTATGCCGGGGCCGCGCTGTGGGCGCTCACCGTCTGGGTGTGGGGAGGGTAGATGGACCTTATCGCGGTTGCCGACACCATGACTCGAATAAGGGCGTTCATCTTTGCATACACCGCCGCAGATGACGACGCCGATATCGAGTTTCGCGTCGGCACCGTCGAAGGCACACCCGCCATCGCGATTGCCATCGATGACGACATACATGCCTTCACTGCGGCGGAAGCACGGCGGCTGGCGGATGTTTTCGAGAAGACGCTCAACGAATTCTCTCACCAACCGGAAACGGCGGGGCTCTCCAATCTCATCATGGGAATCCGTTACGCCGCCGCACAATCGGAAGACATCTGAATGCGCTGGCTCCGCGCCAACTTCGCCGATCTGGCCGCGTCCGCCGCCATGGGCGGGCTGTTCGCCGGCGCGGTGGTCGTGGTTGCCCGGTATTTCATGGTGGGCTTGTAGATGGACGCCGGCAAGCCCCTCGCCATCGATCTGTTCTGTGGGCTTTTCGGCTGGTCAGAAGGTCTTGTGGTTGAAGGCTATGATGTTGTGGGGGTCGATCTGGAGGACATGTGCGGTCAGTTCGGAGTGCCTCGACCCGAGCATGTTCATCTCGTGATCCAGGACGTTCTCACGCTTCACGGCTCGCAGCTCAGGAACGTGGATCTGATCGTCGCGTCGCCGCCGTGCCAGTTCTTCTCGTACACCGCCATGCCGTGGTCGAAGGCCAAGGCGCTCGCCGCCGAAGTCCGGGCCGATCCCGGTCGGATGAAACAAGAAACCGCCCTGTTCGACGCCTGTTTCCGCCTCAAGCGCGAGGCGTGCGAGGCGGCGGGGCGGCATATTCCATTGGTGGTCGAGAACGTGCGCGGCGCGATTCCGTGGGTTGGGCGGTCGCGGTGGAATTTCGGCAGCTATCACCTGTGGGGTGACGTACCGGCGCTGATGCCGCCCGTGGTCAAGCGCGGCGCCATGAAACAAGGAATTGCGCATCGTGCTGGCGAACTTGCGGGCGGGCAGGCGATGGGCGGCATCAAGGGTGTGCCGCACCGCACCAAGGGTCATTGGACCAATCCCGCCGAACACGAGGGCATCAAACAGCGCGGCTCTGGACGCGAATGGTTCGCGGGAGACGGCAAAATCTCCCGCATGACCAGCAGCAAGTCCCCCGCCCGCAAGTTCGCCAGCGCGATGATCGCCAAAATCCCGCTGCCATTGAGCAGGCACGTCGCGAAGGCATGGCATCCGCGATCGGAGGCCGCATGAACACGTTGCGGTTGGGTCGCGATTCCCTATCGGCTAAACTGAATTCGGCCCACCGGCCGGATGCCCCGGCGCGGGCTCACGCGCCATTGGGTCGGCTCCCTGTCACGTTGGCCGATCCTGCCTCCCTTGACTCAGCGGGGCAGTTCATCAAGTGGGCTGCCCCGTTTTTTTGGAAAGGACTGCCATGAACGACCAATCCACCGTCACCGCGCTCCACAACCAGCCTGATCGGGCCGCGGCGATCCAGGACGTGTGCCGCCGCCTCGAAAACCTGGAAGGCGAGATCTCCGCGTTGCAGGAAGACCGGCGCAACCTCAAGAACGAGGTCGTCAAGGGGAAGCTCGGGCTCAAGCTGTCGGATTTCAACGTCGCGTACCGCCTGTACAAGCTCGAGGGCGATGACCGCGACACGATGCTGGACACGATGCGCGAGTGCTTCGAGGCGCTGGGCGTCGGCGGCCAGCTCGACTGGATCAAGGCGGCCGAGGCGGCTGAATGAACGAAACGCCGCTCAGCGCGGAGAATCTCCCCGAGCTTTGCGACAGGGCGAAGCGCGCGATCGACGTCGCGGCCACCTTCGAGGAGGTCGCCTCGGTGCGCGACCAAGCCGAGATGTACCGGCAGTTCGCCAAACGCATCAACGCGGGCGTCGAGGCGCAAAACCGGTGCGCCGAGATCAGGCTGCGCGCCGAGCGGCGGATGGGGGAGGAGCTAGAGAAGCTGGAGAAGCAGGGTCCAGGCCAATACCAGCAACGGTCGGACGATGCGACCGTTGCGATTCCACCCACCCTCGCCGAGATCGGCGTCACCAAGGACCAATCGTCGCGCTACCAACAAATCGCCTCGCTGCCCGAAGACCAGTTCGAGATGCACATCGAGCACAAGAAGTCGAATGGCGAGGAGATCACCACCGCCGGCGTGCTCGATGCCGTCAAGCAGATGCTCGCCGACGAGGCGGCAGCCGACGGCCGCGACCCGAAGCCGAAGAAGCCGCCGCTGAAGGCCTACCTCGAAATGATCGCGCTCGGACGCGAGCTCAAGAGCAGCGGCCTCCTCGACAACGACCCGCACAAGGTCATTGCCGATTGCGATTCCACGTTCCGCCCGCACTTGGTCGACTCGATCAAGACGTGCGCGGCGTTCTGGTCGACCTACGAAGCCCTGATTGGAGATATCGATGAACCCCAAACAAATTGAAACCGTGCGTCAGGCCATCGAGGCCGAGATCCATCGCGGTCTAACGTCAGGCATCACGGCGCCGACAATCGCCGCGCGGGTCGTCACCCAGTTCGCGATCTTCGACGTACACCCCACCGTGCGGTACTACGCGGTCCAAGGATTGTCAGCGGAAATCCGGCAGCTCCTAAAGCGCCGCTCGATCAAGCCCACGCAGACGACGGAGGACTATCTTTTCCCTGCGGACTTGGTGGACCACCTGCCGCGCGCCGCGAGACTCGCCGACGGCCGGTTCCGGTACATCCACGCCATGTCGGTGCTCGAGCTACGCGAAGCGTCGAACCTCAAGCACAGCAAGGCGGTCGAGGCGGACAACGCCGCGCGGGCTTTGGCGAGCTACGCCGATTGGCGCGAGGCGCAGGGGATGAACGATCGACACGAGCCCATCGGGCACGCGGTCGAATAACCATGTACACCCCGCCAGAGGCGCCCCTGACGGTGCTGGCGCTCGACCTCGGGACGCGCACCGGGTGGGCGCTCCACAGGCCCGGCCGGCCGGACACGCACGGCCTCTGGGTGCTGCCCGAACCGGCGCTGTCGTGGAAGGGCAAGCGCTGGGCGGCGCTGCGGGACCGCCTGGTGGAGGCCAAGAACGCGGCCGGCGGGATCGACCTGCTCTACTACGAATATTCCGAGTTCATCATGACCGCGCCCAACGCCAAGGGAGTCCCCAAGGCCCAGGTACTGAGCGTGATGGACCGGGGCGCGCTCTACGCGGTCGTGCAATCCTTCGCGCTGCACCACGAGATCCCGGCGGTGCCGGTCAACCCCTCGACCATCAAGAAAGCCGCCACCGGCAATGGCCGCGCGAAGAAGTTGCAGGTCATCGCGGCGGTCAACGCGCGCCACGGACTGGCACTGACCGACAAGCACGACAACCACGCCGACGCCATCGCCCTGCTGGACCTGGCCCTGGCCGAGATCGCCCACCAAAAGATGCTGGCGAGGGCGTCGTGATGCGCGCCCACGCCCCCTGGTCTGCCGGTTCATTCCTGATCGCGCTGTCCTCGGGCCCTGAATCGGTCGAGGGCTACACATATCGTGGCCTCGGCTTGCATATGCGGTCCAAGGGATCGCCCAAAGGACGGCGGCCAACGACTTGGACGCTGACGCACCTGAGGTCCGGACATGCCGTGATGCAGATAGAAGGCGACGTTCGCGCGGCCTTCCTCGTGGCAACCGAGGTAGCTGAATCCGGCGATTGGGATTTCGACGGTCTCGACGGTTGGAAAAACCGTGACCCGGAGTTACCGGAAAAGCTCAAAGAGATAATGTCTCGACACGCCAATACCTCGCGATCACGTCTTGGGTCGCTGGATGACGTGTCACGCAAGATTGCGGCCCAAATCGCTATGGCGAGGGCGTCGTGAGCGTCCAAATCATCAACGCCGACTGCCGGGAGGCGCTGCGCGACATGGCGGACGACAGTATGCATTGCGTCGTCACGTCCCCGCCATATTGGGGCCTTCGAGATTACGGCCACGATGATGCCATGGGGCTCGAAGCGACCGTCCAAGAGCATGTAGACGGCATGGTGGCGGTATTCCGCGAGGTCCGCCGGGTGCTGCGCTCAGACGGAACGCTGTGGCTGAATTATGGGGACTGTTACACGAGCGGCGGCAGAGCGACCTTTAGAAGCGGAGCGAGCGAAAACAAGGGCCATCACGTACAAGACGACATGCTCTGCCCCAAGACGCCGCCCGGGCTCAAACCCAAAGACCTCGTAATGCTCCCCGCCCGCATCGCCTTGGCCCTGCAGGCCGATGGCTGGTGGCTCCGCTCGGACATCATCTGGCACAAGCCGAACCCCATGCCCGAGAGCGTGACCGACCGCCCCACGTCGGCGCACGAGCATCTGTTTTTACTGACCAAGAGTGCGTCGTATTTCTACAACGCGGACGCGGTTCGGGAGACAGCAAAATATCCGGATGATGACAGACCATCGCGGGCCAGTATGGATCACGCACGGGCGCCAACTGAAATTATGAACGGTATCAGACCCCGCAAGACAGACAAGCAGCGCGGACATAGCCGCCGCCATGATGGTTTCAATGACCGTTGGGACCAGATGACCAAGGCGGAACAACAGTCTATGGGCCGCAACCTCCGCAATGTTTGGACCATCGCTACCGCCCCATTCTCCGAAGCGCATTTCGCGACGTTCCCACCGGCGCTGATCGAGCCATGTATCAAGGCGGGGTGTCCGGCGAGTGGGACGGTTTTGGACCCGTTCGGCGGCGCGGGGACCACTGGCCTTGTTGCTGCTCGTCTTGGCCGCAATGCAATCCTGATCGAGATCAACCCCGAATATGCCGCAATGGCACGGAAACGCATCGACACCGATGCGGCGAAGCGCGGCACCGGGCCCGTCGAAATCATGCGCGGCGACGGGATGCCGCTGTTCGGGGAAGGCGCGTCGTGATGCGCGCCCACGTCTGGATCAGAATGCAGCGCCGGGACGCCTGGATCGCGCAGGGCAAGCGCTGCGCCTACTGCCGTGGGGCCATTAAAGAGCATGAGATTACAGCCGATCATGTCGTGGCGCGCGCTCGCGGCGGGACGGACGAGGACAACATCGTCGCCGCCTGCCGGGACTGCAACAGGGCCAAGGGATCGAAGTCGGTGCCCAAATTCAAACGCCTACTGAGACGCAAGTCGGGGCTGCCGTTCGACCTGGCGCTGATCAGAAGCCGCCGGCGCATCAACCTTGCTGGCGATCGGTCGGTGAAGCGCATCCTCGCGTCGGTGGGGTTGGTATGAATTCCGCGCCCGCCTCTACTGGCAATCGTGCCACGAGGGCGACCCAGGGCGTGGATGCGGGCCGGGGCGCCGCCCTCAACGTGGAGAGCCCCGGCCCAATTAATTGGCCGACTGGAAAATATGCGGCGATTCTCGTAGACCCGCCTTGGCATTTCAGGGCGCGGACGGCCCTGCAAATGTCGAACTGGACGTCCCGGCGTGATGCGGAAAAGCACTACTCGGTCCTCGGCGTCGATGACATCAAGGCGCTGCCGGTCAGGAACATCGCGGCCAGGGACGCGCACCTGTTCCTGTGGGTGACGGGTCCGTGCCTGCCGAAAGCATTCGAGATCATGGAAGCGTGGGGCTTTCGATACAGCGCCGTTGCGTTCACTTGGGTCAAGCTCAAGAAATCCTTCAACACGCATCAGCTTCGGATGGTGCCGACCGCCGATTCCGACCTGCACGTCGGCTTGGGACTGACGACGCGCAAGAACGCAGAGTTTTGCCTATTGGGCCGCCGCGGCAACGCGCGCCGCGAAGCCAAGAACGTCCGCGAAATTATCATGTCGCCCGTCCGCGAGCATTCGCGCAAGCCCGACGAGGCTTATGGGCGCATCGAGTCGTATTGCGCCGGGCCGTATCTCGAATTGTTCGCGCGCACCCGGCGATCTGGATGGGATTCCTGGGGCTTGGAAGTAGACAAATTCGAGGCACCCGCATCATGACCTTGCCCCAACCTGGAACATCCGTTCAGTGGACCGACCGACAGGGCCGCACCCGTACCGGCACAGTCGCCGAGCAGGATCCGGAACACATGCTGTCCGCCATGGGCAAGGTGTTTCTGTACGAGACCGAGGACGGCCGTGTGATCCCGCACTGGATCAACAGCGTGGATTTGACCCCGGTGGCGGAATGATCAAGGCACTCGATTTGTTTTGCGGCGCGGGCGGGGCCACCAAAGGTTTGCAGAACGCGGGCTTTCATGTGACGGGCGTCGATCTGAAACCCCAGCCGCGCTATTGCGGCGACCTGTTCATTCAGGCCGACGCGCTCAACCCGCCCGTGGACCTGTCGGCGTTCGACTTCATCTGGGCGTCGCCGCCGTGTCAGGCATACACGAACCAAGGAAAAAATAACGGGCATCCCGAAATGATCGAACCGGTGCGGTCTTTGTTACTGGCATCAAGCCGTCCGTGGGTCATTGAGAATGTTGTAGGTGCGCCGTTGCATGACCCATTCATCTTGTGTGGTTCAATGTTCGGATTGGGGGTCAGGCGGCACCGTAAATTTGAAGCGACGTTCGATATTCTGGTGCCGCGTTGCCAGCATGGAGGACAAGAAATTCGGGCCTATTACGGCTCGTGGGGGCGCGAAGCATTCAGGGCCAAGAAGCCCGGAGGAAAAGACACGCTACGCGGGACCGTGGGGCGCGCGCCTCAAGATATGGGCATTGATTGGATGGACTGGAAGCCTCTCACCCAAGCCATACCCCCCGCCTACAGCGAATACATCGCCCGCACCTGGTTGCGGCAGCAAGACGCCCCGGTGGCCGCAGAAGGCTCTGACACAGCCGTACACGGAGAGGAAACGGGCGAATGAGGAAGATATATTTGGCGTCGTCATGGCGGAATGAAGACCAGCCAAGTTTTGTCAGGCTGCTTAGAGGCCGAGGACATGAGGTGTACGATTTCCGGCACCCGTCCGAAGTGGACGAGGGGTTCGCTTGGTCAGAACTCGACGAGGACTGGCTGAACTGGACGCCCGCCTCTTTCCTTGGAAAACTGACCACACACCCCCGCGCGGCAAGTGGATACGCTTTCGACAAAAAAGCTCTCGATTGGTGCGACACATGCGTTCTGCTACTGCCGTGCGGGCGTAGCGCCCACCTCGAGGCGGGCTACACCATCGGACAGGGGAAACGCACCGTTATTGTGCTGAGCGAACGGGGTTTTGAACCGGAGCTGATGTATCTTATGGCCACGGCATGTGTAGCGTCAGTGTCGGAGATGTTGGCCGCTATCGAGGCGGGCGAATGAGCCCCCTTCCCCACAATCTCGACGCCGAGGCGGCCTTACTCGGGGCGATCTTCATCAACAATCGGGCATACGATGCCATCGCGTCGACATTGCGGGCCGAGCATTTCTATCACGATTTCCACGCGGCGGTTTTCGACGCCGTTTCGCGGCTGATTGAGGAAGGGCGCCCCGCAAACCCGATCACGGTCCGGGATTATCTGGCCGACGAATACCAGGACACGGCACCGCTTGCCCACATCGCCGCGAGCGCGGTCACGATCATCAACGCCGGGCATTACGGCCGGCACATCCTCGACCTGGCGCAAAAGCGCGAGCTGCTGCGGATCGGCGAAGACCTGACCGAGGCGACGTCCGACTCGGACCCGGATACGCCGGCAGCGGAAATCGCCTCCGACATCGCCGGGCGACTCGACGACATCGCCGGCCAGTCGACCGACCACCGCCCGATGATCGGCGTATCCGACGCCATGAGCGCGGCGATCGACCGGGCGGACGTGGCCTATAAGGCGGGGTCGGCGGTAACCGGCGTTCCCTCGGGGCTCTCGCGCCTGGACGGCGTCCTGGGCGGCTTTCACGGCCAGGACCTGACCGTTATTGCCGGCGCGACCTCGATGGGTAAAACCGCGCTCGCCGTCACCATCGCCCGCAACGCCGCGGGGGCCGGGTGCCCGACCGCGTTCTTCTCTCTCGAAATGTCGGCCGGCGAACTGGGCCAGCGAGCGCTCGCGATGGAGACTGGCATCGGCACCGAAAAGCTGCGCCGCGGCGATCTGAAAGCGATGGATTTCGAGGCTCTGGGCCGGGCCCGCGCCGCGTGCGCCGATCTGCCGCTGACCTTCGACGACAACGCGACCGCGTCCGTCCGTTTCGTCCGCCAGCGCGCCCGGCGGATCCAGCGCCGGCAAGGCTTGAAGCTGATTGTCGTCGACTACCTGCAATTGCTTGTCGGTGCCGGCAGGGTGGAGAACCGTACGCAGGAAGTCGCCAAAATCACGCGCGATCTCAAATGCTTGGCCAAGGACTTGGATGTCGCCGTGGTGGCGCTGTCGCAGCTCTCGCGCGCCATCGAGCAGCGCGAGGATCGGCGGCCCAGGCTATCCGACCTCCGGGAATCGGGATCGATCGAGCAGGACGCGGACAACGTCGTGTTCGTCTATCGGCCCGAATACTACCTGGACCGCGAGGAACCGAGAAAGCGCGTCAACCAAGGAGAAAGCGCATTCGAGGAAGTCTACCGGGCTTGGACCGAGGAACGCAACAAATGGGCTGGCGTGGCCGAAATCATCGTGGCCAAGAATCGCCATGGCCCCGCGCCCAAGACCGCGAGGGTGTCGTTCGACGGCTCGCGGAGCCTGTTCTTCGACACGCAAATCAGAGAAGAAACCCCGATGCAGGAGTCGTTCCTCGATGGATCTATCTAAATCATCGGAACGCGTTGAGGAAAGGTGGATGTACACCCCCGATCTCGACAGCGAAGAAGCCGCGCTCTTTGATTCGTGGTCTCTCCATTGCGAGGAAATCGCGGCCAGGAGAGGGGAACCTGTTCGTTTGATCGACGAAGGTATCCCCTTGCTCATGAATATCATGATGGATTGCCATCCCGAATGGGATTTTGGAAAAGCAGCTTCGACCTGGGCGAAGTTCGAGAAGGTTTTTCAACGAGCCGTGGTTCTGTTTGGCTCTACCTCGGAGGGCGGTGCATGACCACCGATCTCCCCAAACCACCGTTGCCGGCCGATGTTGATCTCCACGATTTCGACTACATGCCGCTCGATACAGCCAGACTTTGGGACAGCGAATTTGCATTGTTGTCCAACCCTCGTGTCTTCAAGGCAGCGGTTCTGTTGTGGTGTAAGGCATGGCACCAGACACCGGCGAGCTCACTGCCGGACAACGATCTCATTCTTGCGAAATTCGCTGCATGCGATGCATCTGAGTGGGCGAAAATACGTGACGATGCGTTGCATGGTTTTGTCAAATGCAACGACGGAAGGCTCTACCATTCTGTCATCGCTGAGAAGGCTGTAGAAGCTTGGGAAACACGGAATAAGTATCGAAAAGCGGCTAATAAGCGATGGAAAAATAAGAGGAAACTGGATAATGCATCGCATGTAGAGGAAACTGAAAAAAAACCTAACCTGTGTACCGAAAAGGCACATGTAAGAGAAGGGAAGGGAAGGGAAGGGAAAGAAGACCCCCCTATGATCCCCCCCAAGGGGGAATCCGACAAATCGAGACGGGGTAGTCGCTTGCCAAGCGATTGGGATCTTGACGACGAACTTCGATTGTGGACGAAACAGAATTGTCCGTCGATCAATATCGAATCCGAGGTTGAGAGATTCAGAGATTATTGGCTGGGGCGGGCCGGCCCTGGGGGCCTCAAGGCGGACTGGCCGGCGACGTGGCGGAATTGGGCGCGGAAGGCGGTGGAGTTCACCAAGTCGCGCGACGGGCCAGGGGCGCCGGTAAACTTTTCGGTGGGCGAGGAAAGCCTGGAGACCATGCGGGCGAAATACGGGACGGGAGCGTGACGTGGCCGACCAACCGGAAAGAATTTAGAGAAAATGTTCGACGCGCTGTGGGTGTTCGCCAACAACAACGAAATGTTCTCGGGCCTCGTCATGGCGTCGCTCGTGGGCGGGGCGTTTTTTCTACTTCGCGGCTTGCCAAAAGCGGTTTTTCTGTGGACACGGCTCGCCTTCACGGTCGAACTCGAGGTATCGAACTCGGACGATCTGTTCGTCGTGCTCAGCGGCTGGTTCGCGTCGCACCCGTACGCGCGTCGCACGCGGCGGCTGCGCGTGGCCGAGTCGGGTCACAACGAAACCCTCGAACCCGGCGGGCGCGCGGACACGATGTTCGGCCTGGTGCCAGGAGCCGGCTGGCATTGGTTCCGCCACGATGGGCGGTGGGTGCTCTACCGGCACGACATCGACCGCGAGAACTCGCGCGGGCACTTCCTCCGCCAGTACATCACGCTGCGCACGTTCGGCCGTTCGCAATCATCGCTGCGGGACTTGGTCGCGCAAGCGGTCCGGCACAAGTACGAGCACAAGGGCGTCGATGTTCGCGCCTGGGCGGAGAACTACTGGCACCAGATCGGTCGCAAGGCGCTCAGGCCTCTGGAAACGGTGATCTGCGCGGAAGCGCGGGAGATTCTCCATGACGCCCGGTGGTTCTTCGACAACGAGCATTGGTACACCGAGCGCGGCGTCCCCTACCGCCGCGGCTATCTTTTCCACGGCGAGCCGGGAACCGGCAAGACATCGCTGGTGCTTGCGCTGGCGAGCGAGATGGGCCGGCCGATCTATATCCTGAACCTCGGCAGCGTGAAGGGCGATGACGAGTTGACGTCCGCGTTCCTGTCCGTGCCGGCCGGCGCGATCCTGCTGATCGAGGACATCGACACAGCCGAGGCGGCGGGCCAGCGGCGGTCCACCAATGGAGAGGCGAAGGACGAGGCCCCGAGGGTGTCGCTTTCGGCGATGTTGAATGCGATCGACGGGGTGATGGCGGCCGATGGACGCCTGCTGGTGATGACCAGTAACCATCCGGGGAAACTCGACGCTGCGCTGACACGACCGGGCCGGGTCGACAGATTGGTCGAGTTCGGACGGATCGGCCGAGCCGAGGCGCGCGCGATGGCGATGCGGTTTTATCCCGACACCGATTTCGACTGGCCGGGAGGTATCGACTGGCCGGCGGCCCCCGCGACGGTCCAGGCCGCGTTGATCCGCTCGGCTAAGCCGCCCTCTTGATGGCCGAGTATCGCGGGCAACTGAAAATGTTCAATTTCGAGGAAACGTGCGGTGTCTGAACAACTCAAATCCACCGGCAACCGCTTCACCGACATATTGCTCGGCACGGCCGCGTCCCATGAAGCGGGGGCTCGTATGCGGCGTGACTGCGCGGCCTGGGTCGAGGAAGCGCGCGCCGCGGTGCCCATGCCGGTCGAGGTCGAGAACATGCTTACCTCGCTTTTTTACGACAAAGAGCGGCGCAGGAGTGATGGGGATTGATGTGATTGGCGGGGCTGTCACACCATTTTGTGTGGACCCTCAAAATGGTACGGGATAATCCCAGAATGGTATCGGCCGAGTATGCACGAAGGGAACAAAAGCCATGACTGATCAATTAGAGCCATTGACCGAACGGGGCCAGATAACGTGGGCGTCGAGTGACGAGGACGGCGGCCCGGACGTTGGGATCACCGTGGGCCTTGGAAACGGCCGATTCCTATGGTGCGGCGAGATTACTAAGTCGCGATGGGAGGGTTTGGCCGGCGCGGAAGGCGCGCTGATGGGCGAGTGTGGGTGGTGGTTGATCCTGTACGGGCGTGAGCAAACCTTGGTCCTCGGGAAGCTGTTGGACGATGAATCGGCCCACGTGCTGACACAGATATTGTCGGAGGCGCTGTTGAGGGAACAAAAGCCATGACTGACATCACTTTTGAAGAAGCCATGGCCTTGATCCCCGACGAGTGGACCGCGTGGCAGCTGCGGTCGCGTCTTCGAAAGACGAAGTTTGTTGCCACGCTGACACGGATTCCAGAAGGCGAGGGCGAGGAAATATCAACAAAACCCGCTCATGCCGATACACCGGGTAAGGCATTGGCGCTGGCGGTGCGATACGCCAAGGACGGCAACGTCTATTACGCCCTATAAGGACCATACATCGCCTCGCCGGCGACGATCGAGCGCATGGACGAGGCCAGGCAAGGCATGAGCCGGGCAGAATTTGTGCGGCGGGCGATCGAGGCTGCGCTACCACAAAAAAATAATAACAAAGCCCGTTACGTAACACTCGCCATAACGTAACACGCCGTGTTACTCTTTACGCACGATGCGCAAATGCAAAACCTGCGGAGGACCTAATGTCGGAACAGCCGAGCACAACCGGGCCGGGTTCTGCGACCGAGCCTGCGAGCGACGATATTCTGGACGACTGGACTCTGGGGGCGG